TTTTTGAAGAGCTTCTCGCCAGCTATGAGAACTCGTTATACATGATATGAATTCATCATCTTCGATTTCATGGATAGAAAAAGGTGTGTTTCTCATCCTATTCTATTTTTTGACTATATCAAAATATCTTTAAGTAGTGGCGGGAGTGGGATTCGAACCCACGCGTACATATGTACATTTTGTCTTAAGCAAAACCCGTTAAAGACCACTCCGGCATCCCGCCACTAATTAAAATAAAAATGAAAAATTACATCCACCAGGATTCGAACCTGGGCTCCCGAAGGAACATATTCTTGAGATATGCGCATTAAACCGCTCTGCCATGGATGCGTAAGGTTTTTGTATATTTTTTGGCATTTTTAATTTTTCAGTAACAAGCACATGCTCCGACCACCACCAACCAACTAGATCTTGATCTCATCGACGAGTCCCTTTGCAAGGCACTCCGATGCGGACCAGATGGCATCTTTCTTGAGGATCTTGTCAAGCTGGTTGGTTTTTAGCTTTGTGTTCGTTGTGTAAAGGCGTGTGATGTGCTCCATAGACTTTTTGAGGTTCTTCATTTCTTCCTCAATGTCCGTCATCTTACCCCAAAACTCTGAGCGGAGCTCGTGGATAAGCATATAAGCGTTGGGTAGCATGTACCGCTTCGTACCACAAATGGAAATGAGCGTGCCCGCAGAAGCAACAAAGCCGTCAACCACGGTATGGACAGGAACACCAAGTTGTGCCATACAATCAATGACGGAGAATGCTGCATAAATCTGGCCACCATGCGTCGTGATGTGAAGGATAATTGGAGACGGCTCTACACCGTGGAGTAGAGACACGATCTTCATGCGCTCAGCAACCACGCGTAGTTCCTTGTTTAGCTGAAAGCACGTGTCGTACGTGATGTCATCGTTAAAGTACACTTTGTTGTTGTGGGAATAGACAGAATGATTTTGAATCTTTGGAAGCATGAATGGGATTGGAGAACCTTGGTCCTCGTCATCATCCATGCCGGCCTCCACTACCTCTTCAACCTTGCGCTTCTTGCGGGACATTGTGGAAGTCCAGCTCAGAGACGAAGAGTGTGCGCGCTTCTTTGTAATGCCATTCATTTTTGATGGACTTTGCTTGATATGAGGTTTGTGGAAGAAGGGGGAACTTACCTCTTGGTGGTGTGCTTGCTCTCTTGACTTGCTTACCATTATAATGTGGCGAAGCTTTAAGTATTTTATGTCCACATGTTATGCGTGATCTTGTAGATCTCAAGCGCACTCAGGTCGTTCGGGTATTGCCGTAGACCCTCAAGTGGAACCCAAGCTTGGTGGCGGACCTCCCATCCTTCTGGGATGTCACCATGGAAAGCTCGCCACACTAGCTCGTGCATGAGAAGCCTGCGCTTGTTGAGGATAACATAGCGGTACGGAGAACCCACAAGATCACTTCCATGAGTGACATTGAAGAAATCCCCGCGTTTACGTACGAGGCCTGTGCTACAAACATCAAGAACGGTATCACCAATAAGAATGCTTTCCCATCGAACTACCTCAATCTCGTCCTTATCTCCAATGGGCTCTTCATTGGTCCGATTGTTGTCAAAGTCCGTATCTTGATGTTCCGCATCCGATAGTGCATCGTTGAGACCATCAACATCGCCATCCTCTCCATCTTTGCGAACATCATCCGTGAAGACATCTTCATCGTCATAGTAGTGACGCGTCATGACTCAATCAATGGTAGACGGCTTGGTATACTAGTAGTTATGTGTTTGGTCTTATGTAAGAGTGTATCTTATTTCACTATGAGGCCTTTGTTTTAAGTAAACTATGTATGTCACATTCACGCGCTAACGCGCTTACGCGCTCATTTTGCCATAAATGCGCGGATGGTAGAAGTAACCCTCTAGTTGAAAATCGTCTATTGAGAGATCATCTATTGATTTTTGCGCAACCTCGTCCGATACCACTAGTTGTGCAGGGGAAAGTGGAATGCGCTTCAATTGCTCGCGCATCTGCTCGACATGGTCTTTATAGATGTGGGTGTCACCGCTTACAATGATGAGTTCCTTTGGTTTCATGTCGCACATTTTGGCTAGGATATGTGTTAGCACCGCATAACTAAAGATGTTGAAAGGCGCACCAAGGAAGACATCTTGAGAGCGCTGGTACATTTGGCATGAAAGGAACTTGTTGCCATCCTTCATGGACACGTAGAACTGGCATAGAACATGGCACGGTGGAAGAGCCATCATGCCAAGCGCGCTTGGATTCCATGCGCAAAACATGATGCGTCGGCTAGTTGGATTCGTCCGGAGTTGGTTTATTACATCCGCAATTTGGTCAAAGCCTTCATTTGTATAGTCCGTTAGACAATCTACGTAGGATGCGCCTGCATGTCTCCATTGGAAGCCATACCCGGCCCCAATGTCCCCTTCAGGAAGACTTTGTAGACCCCTTGAATCTAAGAACTCACGAGAGGTATTATCTTTCCAGATATTCACTTTCACATTCTCAAGCTCTTTTGAATTTGTTGATCCTTTCAAGAACCATAGAAGCTCATGGATACATGCTCGCCATGGTACAAACTTGGTGGTAAGTAGAGGAACATAATTCGAAATGTCAAACCGCATTGTATTCCCAAAGATACTAATTGTTCCTGTGCCAGTTCGGTCATCTCTTGCCTCACCGTTCGACAAAATGTCCCGGACAGTATTAAGATAGGGAGTTTCAAGGCATAGTGACGTTTCGCATCTTGAATAGCTCCAAATCTTGAGGCCAGACCCGGGTGGCTTTGATACGCAAGTGAGTTTGAAAGTGTAAGGAATCGTTAGACTCGTGGCCGGGGATTGAGACGAAAAATCGAAAGATCCCGGAACAACAACGATGAGAAATGATTTGAGAAGGGCATAGTGTTGGAGATCGACCTCTGATAGCGCATTATCTCGTGTTAGATTATTTGATATCCAATCGCTCGCCACCTTCGCATGGGAGAGTATTTGGTTTTTGGAGTCGACCAAAAAGTACCATTCGCCATCATAAAACATATTATATGAACATTATGAGTTTTGTTTAGGTATATTCGTATGAATCTTATGAATCCTATGATGTACAAGAACTTCTGAAAGTATAGCCGGTTGATGAGACAAGGACTCTTGTGTCTCTCCGAACTTTGACAAGTACTTTGCCATTTGTAAAAACGGCTCGATATCACTCTCATTCGTTTGCTTTTGTTGATAGTAGTGCTTCATTTCACAATAGTTCAAAAGGGCTACTTTGAAGCCCAAGTGCTTTGTAAGAACCAAATCAATTCCCCAGAGCAATGGATGCTCCATAGATAGTTGTGCATAGTACTTTTCGTAAACGGATGTACGCATGAAGTAACAAAACAACTCGCATGCACTTGATATCTTAATCAAGTCCATACCCACGACCGTGTGTTGCATGTAAGGGAAAAGGATTTTAGAGTCGTCCGTAAGAGTGGGAGATGCAATGTCTAAACATTGGTTTTCGTAATCATAAAGAACGTTAGCCCACGTCCAAGATGTCGAGTGAAGTTCCACATCGTCTAAAAGAATCATGACATGTGTTGGTGTTGGTGAGTCGACCAAGCTCTTAGGATGTGCGTGTCGCACTATAAACTGAGCTACGACACCGGGCTCTTGGAATAGTTGAAACGCGACCCCGTAAAATGATAACAATTCCTCTAAACGGGCAGGCAATGTTGGATCCATATCATAAACGCAAAGACGCACTGAAATGCTTCCGGGGAATCGAGACAATACTTCAAGATTGTTATTTAATATCTTGATCTTTTCATCAAGGTGGGGTGCTCCGAACCCTGGTATGATGACGCAAAGATTCAAGTTCATAATCTATGTATATTATGGTACGCTACGCTATAAACCATTAAAATTAAAGAAAAAGGATTAAAGAAGTACATTCAAGAATCAAAGAATACCATTACCCTGAAACCATGGGAAACCAAAATGCCAAGCCTCATACATTTCAACAATATTATGATGCTTTGAACAATCCAAATCCAAATCTAAATCCAACCTCAACATATCAGTCCCAGGGGTCCCAAGGAGCCCAAGGGAATCTAAATCTACAAGATATAGACCCGTATGAAGTCTTTGGGTTATCAAAGCAGTTCACTTGGGATGAACTAAAGTCAAGTTACCATCGTGTAGCAAAGGTTGTTCATCCAGACAAGGGAGGCAATGAGCTTCTCTTCAATATGGTAACAGATTGCTTTCGGAAGCTCGCAAAGGAGTACCAAGCGCGTCAAGATGAAAGGCAACATCATGAATTGAAAATGGATTCTCGCAAATACCACGACAAGCACGAAGACATGCGTTCTCAAGATCGCGCCGTCCCTGATTCACGATTCGCTGGAAAGGACAATGAGTCATTTCAAGATCGCTTCAATCGCGTATTTTCGGAACACCAAGTTGAGAACGATGAGGTTCAAAGAGGTTATGGGCACTTGATGACTGAATCATCAAAGACGCGCGAAGATATATCCGTGCCACAAGTTTTAAAGAAGTTCTCTAGCGACGCTTTCAATGCCGAGTTTAACAAGCTTCCCGTAAGCAAGCAGCAACAAGTGTCAAAGTACCGCGAACCCGAGGCTTTGGTAATAAGTAAGAACATTTCCTATACCGAGATCGGCGGAGCAGGTGATAACTTTACGCACAGCGACCCAGCCGCCAAGAAGGGCCTGTTTTACACGGACTACATGGAGGCGCATACAACCACGCGCCTTGTTGATCCATCTAAAGTTAAAAAGAAAGAATTCCGCTCCGTGGAAGAGTACGACGCGTACCGCGTTCAACAAACGCAACGTCCGCTGTCGGACAGAGAGATTCAAGCCCAAAATCGACACAAGTCACAAGATGAGAGAAAAGAGCAAGCGCGTCTTGACAGAATTCGTATGGAAGACTCGCGCGCCCTCGAGCATTATCAAAAACAAGAGCGCATTCAACGGCAACTTCAAATGTAGAACTTCCTACTTATCATCTTTGATTTCAGCTTTATCTCGCAGATCCTTCAAAGCCGGAGTGAGACGACTGTTTGTAATGTTATAAAGAAGGCCAATCGGCTCTAATGTCAAGACAAAAGATTCTTTTTTGGACATCCCATTTTCATGTAGAGAATGCCATGACTCCGGTGTGAACACACAAGATTGAAGTGCGCTCGACTCGAGTTTTTGCCAAATACCGTATGTATCTTCATTTGTAAACTCAAATGCCCCCCAAAACACATACGAGTTATATTTTGGAATGTGTTTCTTCAATCGAGACCATAGCCATTGCACATCGGTCGGTTTTAATGCGTTTGTAGGAAATGCCTTATACGCAACGTCAGGGTAAGTTGTATTTAATGATGAAGCAAGCTCTTGCGCATTTCCAAAAACATAGTACGCAGTCAATCTGCATTCTTGAATTAGATGCTTGAGAATTTGACTCGCAAACTCGAGTTCATACGGAGATAGTTGGCCTATGACAAGAACAACATCACCTTCAGTGTCATTTTGATGCATTCCCCCAATTACTTTAGGGGTTGGTGTTGCCAAAGGGTTCCATTTTTCTCCTATTATCATGATTGAATTAAAGGACTCCATAACGTACTGCTTTCCCATGACAATGTCACATTCTGAACCAATAGTTGTGATTATTCTCGTAGAGATGCGGTCGTATGATGGATAAAGTTGCTCTAAAATACAAATGTCAAAGAAACTCCTCCAAAACCGGGTTTCCTCGAAGCTTAACCAATCGTCTTCGTATTGAAGAACGTAGATACAGGACGAGGTGATGAAGGGCAAAAATGACGAGTCATGGAGCTGATCAATATTCTGTAATAACCTGACCTCACAACCATAAAACTCCTCAATGTCTTCTCTTTTTGAGAAATCTCGACTTTTGAAACCAGCAATGTGGGCAACAACGTACTGTACTTTGGGATTTCCTATCAATGCATCAATAGTGCCTCTTATTTTTGTTTTTACTATAGAATAGTCCGAATCACGGCATGCCAATACGGATTGTGTGAGGGGTGGCAAAAGGATAAGGACCCTATCATCGTCGGCATCGAACTTCCATTCCACACTGATCATGACGCGTTTGGCCCGCACGTTAAGATGCTATTAGGTAATTTATTTAAGCGGATGTAGGAATTGAAGTTTTATAATGACATTCAAGCTTTATGATTGCCTTGAAGTTGAGAAGAGTGCTTCGAAGGAAGAGATAAAGAAGGCATACAAAAAGAAAGCAATACAGTGCCACCCGGACAAAGGCGGAGATCCGGAAGTTTTCAAAGAGGTTTCACGGGCCTATCAAGTTCTGAACGATGACGAAAAACGGAAGATTTATGACCAAGTTGGTGATGAGCGGTTCCAAGACAACCTTCAAGAGGGTCCGGCGTTTGATCCACGGGATTTGTTTTCTCAATTCTTCAACGGCCACGGCGGAGGCGGAGGCGGAGGCGGTAGTGGGTTTGAAGGCTTTGAATTCCCCTTCGGACACCCCGGGCATGGTGGGCAAGGCGGGCAAAGGAGGTCACAAAAATGCGGAGATCATCGGCATGTTTGGCAAATCAGCCTTCGAGACGCCTTTTTCGGCATTGAAAAGACGATCAAAGTTTCCGTGAATGTTCCTTGCCGTTCCTGTGTAGAAACGTGCTACGCATGCCAAGGCAAAGGAAGCATAACGCAAATGCATCGCATGGGAATGTTTACGCAAATGACTACGCGTCAATGCGAAGTATGTAATGGACAAGGCCGAGCTCTTCAAGGGAAAACTACGTGTGGAAACTGCAAAGGGAAGGCGCACATCAACCAAGAGCACCGATTGGAAATAAAGGCTCCTAAAGGTGTGCAAACCGGGCATCATATACGCGTGCCCCGACTTGGAGAGCAATCCATGGAGCGCGACGATCTCTCAGGTGATCTAATCATAGAAGTTATCATCCAAGCACATCCACTCTTTCGAAGGGATGGAAACGACCTACATGCCGAGATCCCCATAACTTTTGCTCAATGCATCACTGGTATGAAGATATCAATACCACACTTTGAGCGAGAACTAGAGATTCAAACTTTAGATTTTGGAGTCATTCAGCCCAACCGCCGATACTTGATACCACGACATGGAATGCCCGGTGGAAACCTTTTGCTTCAATTCAATATTGAATATCCGAAAAACAAAATAGAAAATAAATCAGCTCTAGAGGAACTGCAACGCATATTTACAACCCTTGGATGGTGCTAGTAGCTCGCTAGATCTTGGTTGAAGAATGAGGTATCTTTTTGGTTTTGGTAGTAGCGGATTAAGCCAGGATGACCCTTGAAGTACACACTCATACTTGGGTGATCATACGCCTTATCGCAATAGCATGAAAAGTTATCAAGCGCTTTTGATTCATTCAATCGCAAGTCATAGTATGGTATGTTCTTGAAGCTATTGAGAGTCTTGCCATCCTTACATGCGCAGTTCACAGTTGTTTGTTTCGTGTCAAAGTTGTAGGTTAAATTGTACAAATCAGAGTTTCTCTTATCAGAAGCAGTGATCTTGTATTCCGAACCAGTCGCGTATTGCTCTGCTTCGCGCAAGCATCGGGACTCCGCACGTACCTTCTTTTGGATGAGGTGGTAGTGGATCATAAAGATTAGAAAGATTGAAATGAATATGAAGACTGTGAAAAGTAGAAGCTCACTTGCCGTTGGTTTCCAATCCGAAAGTGCCATGGAAAATCTCTACAGACTTAGAACATTTTAATGCTAGGATGGTTGTAAGAACTAAAAATCTTCATTCAAGTTGAACTTTGGAGTTGAAGTTGAAATTGATGATGATGTTAGCGCCTCGCAACGCTTTCGGACGGCATCATTCTCTGATGAGGCTTGTTCTCGCTCGCTCTTGGTCATATTGTTGTTCAAAGGTATAGTATCGCTGTCGATGCACTTCTTAACGATTGATGATTGTGCGTCCGCGCCCGAGTCAACGTTAGCCTTTCCATCATTGTTTTTTGACGCATTCGTGGCATTTGCCTCCAATGTACTTTGGGCTTTTTCGGCTTCATTTATTTCGTTACCAAGGAGCTCCCTTGCGTACTTTGGCGTGTTCAACATGAGTTTTTTTGTTGCGTGGTACATGGCCACGGGATTGAGTGTTAGAAGGGCCTCGATCCAGTCAAACACTCCCGTATCCCATAGCTCCTTGAAAGGTGTCTCTCCACGCAAGTCAAATATCCCAAGCGAGAATCCAAGAAGGATGGGTCTCAATATTTTGTAGACGAAATACAAAATGATGGCAATCGCAAGTGATATGGGGAAAATCCATTTCATGACCTCCCAAAAGATGGTTCTTACGAAGTTTATGATGGGATGAGGTGGAATGTCTCGTAGAAACACGACGAGTGGAAGTGAAATTAGCCAAACGATCAGAGAAAGGATCATGAATGCCAGGTAGAGAACAAACCATTTCACGATTTTTGCTATGTCCATGACGAGAGCCTTACCATGTAACGGAAAAAAATGTTGGGAAAAACTAATTTACTTATCAAAAAATGATAAGATGACTGAATAAAAAGGTACGCAAACCAAACGTACGACAAACTCGTATAAAAGTTCTCACATCCTTCCCTCTTCGCCCTCTTCAAAATGGCATCGGTCAAGATGTGCGTTAACGCTCCTGAGATCTCCTTCTCTGGTAAGGAGAACACCCCTCAAGGCCTTGGGTATGCTGCCTCTGCGGAGATGGTTGGGAAGATGATGAAGGGTCGCGATGGCCAGGTGTACATGGTGATTGTGAAGAACCGCGATAAGACGTGGAAGAAGGTGCCGGAGGATATGGCCTCGCGCATGACGAAGGAGATGCCTCTTCTATCGAAGGTAGTCTCCGATCTCAAGGAGACTCTGGACTCTGTTGAGTTTGTGGAGCCAATTGAGCTTGTCAAGGCTCCCAAGGCTGAGGCCGCGAAGGACATAGAGCCGGTAGAGCCTGTGGAGGCTGTCGAGATGGTGAAGAAGACACGGAAGCCCCGCGCTCCGAAGGAAAAGGTCGACACGGCTGAGCCTCCGAAGGCGATGGAGGCAATGGAGGCCATTGAAGGCACAAATGCTTCCGAGGATGTGAAGGCTGGGGAGCCTGCTGAGAAGCTCAAGAAGGCTCGGAAGCCTCGTGCCCCGAAGGAAAAGGTGGCTTCTCTGTCTACGGAGGAGGTCGAGGGTGAGGAGCCTCCTGAGGAGGTAAAGAAGGTGCGGAAGCCTCGTGCCCCCAAGGCCGATCAGGAGAAGAATGCGGAGGGGGAGGAGACAGAGGTGGCCGATGGTGGTGCCCCTATTAAGAAGGCACGGAAGACTCGTGTTTCGAAGAAGAATCCGGAGGGAGTCGAGAAGAAGGAGCGCAAGCATCGTGCTCCCACAGAGTACAACAAGTTCCTCAGTGTGAAGATTCTCGAGCTACGCACTTCTCAGCCTGGTCTCAAGCAAACGGAGTACATGCGTATGGCGGTTGTCCTATGGAAGGAGAAGAAGGAGCAGGATGCTAAGAAGGAGTAATGTGTTGGTAAAACAAATACTTCATAAAAAACTAAAAAAGACAAAAACATTTTGTTCTTTTCATTGCTACGCGCCGTAAGCATAAGATTGAGCTAAAAAACTGATGGCGCGTTAATTTATTTAAGAGATCATATAAAGAAAAGCGTTTAAGTAAGTTTACGACATGCATGTCGGATCTTGAGGCTTCACCCTCGGCTAATAATGGAGTTTCTATGTGCTCACCCGTCTCCAATTCAACATCTTCCAATTTTTGCTTGTCGTTCATGGATGATGATGACAGTTGGAGGCTTCTCGATGACTTGAGGTACGATGTAAACGATGTTGAAGAAATTCTACACTCTGATAATGCGGACGAACCAGTGTGTGATGCTTGTAAATCAACAGACATAATTGTCGAAGATGGGCAAAATGTTTGTAGAAACTGTTGTATGATCCATTCACGGGTCATTGACAGCGGAGCAGAATGGAGGTATTATGGAGCAGAAGACAGTCGTGGAGAGGACCCGACGCGTTGCGGAATGCCAACCAACCCTCTATTGCCCGGGTCTTCTCTGGGCTCCATGGTGGGTGGAAACCGCTACGAAAACAAAGACATTCGGCGCATTCGGCAGTTCCAAATGTGGAACTCAATGCCCTACTGGGAACGAGAGCTGTATCGCGTATTTGAGAAGCTGTCATCTGCGACGTGTAACAAGGGAATCAACATGAAGGTGCTTGATGACAGCAAAGTTCTATACAGCCGGGCAAGCGATATGAAGATTTCGCGCGGGGACAACAAAGAGGGTCTCATTGCGTCTTGTATCTTCTTCGCATGCGCATTGAACGAGGTACCGCGGTCCATCAAAGAAATTGCGCGCATGTTCAACATTGATCCGTCCGTTCTCACAAAGGGCAATGCACGCTTCCAATCGCTCATGAAACTCAACATAAAAAGTCCTGACGCGTCTGATTTCATTTCACGCTTCGCATCGCAACTAAGCATGAATTGGAACGACATTCAAAATTGTAAGAAAATGACCAAGATCATAGAAGACCTTGAAATCGTTTCTGAAAATGCACCTACATCGGTGGCTGCGGGAACACTCTACTATTATTGCGTTACCAATGACATAGATGTGACTAAAAAACAAGTGCACGCGGTGTGTAATGTATCCGAAGTTACAATTACCAAGTGCTACAAAAATCTGCTAAAATACAAAGACCACATTCGTGTCTAGGAACCCGATCAGAAATCAACATCATCATCAAGGCACAAGTCATCCATCGTATTTGATCCTTTGAGTGAAATTCCAGCTTTGCTGTACTCAGAGACACGGGTCTCAAAAAAGTTGGCTTTCCCCTCAAGTGCGCTCATCTCCATCCATTCAAATGGGTTTTGTTTATTGTAAATTGGTGCGTACCCAAGCATTTTAAGAATGCGATCTGCCACAAACATGATATAATCCGTCATCATGTCCGAGTTCATTCCGATCAAGGAGCACGGAATGGACTCGGTAATAAATCTTTTTTCAATGTCGACGGCCTCGCGAATCATGCCCTCAACTACAGCCGGCGTTTGGCGGTTTTGAATGCGTGAATATAGAAGGCATGCGAACTCCGTATGTAGAGCCTCGTCACGAGAGATGAGTTGATTCGCAAAGGATAGACCCGGGAGCAAGCCACGTTTCCGAAGCCAGAAGATCGCACAAAATGAGGCCGAAAAGAAGATGCCTTCTACAATGGCGAAGGCGATCAAACGTTGGCCGAAGCATGCCTCATCATTTTTGATCCATTTTAGTGCCCAATCAGCCTTCTCTTTAATGGCAGGGAAATGAAGGACAGCGTTGAATAGGCGATCTTTTTCTACCGGGTCCCTTGTGTACGTGTCAATAAGGAGCGAGTATGTTTCTGAGTGTACGGACTCCATGGCAATTTGGAACGCATAAAATGCCTTAGCCTCCGGAATGGCTACCTCGTTCATAAAGCGCTCGGCAAGGTTTTCCATCACAATGCCGTCGGACGCAGCAAAGAAGGCCAGAATGTGGCGAATAAAGTCCACCTCTGGTTCCGAAAGCTTATTGAGGTCCGTGAGGTCTTGTTGGAAGTTGATCTCGTCCGTCACCCAATAACTTGATTGTGCCTTTTTAAACATTTGAAATTCCTCATGATAATGAATTGGGTAGAGAACGTGACGAGATTTGGTCTCAATTGTGATTGCTTCTTGATGATGAGCTTGTTTTGACATCCCTTCCACTTGACGGCCTATCCTTTAGAACAGAAAGAAATAACTTGTTTAATTCAAATCTTCAAGTTATTACTTACACCACTTGATTCGTTTTTTATAACTTTGTCGTAAAACGCGTACCACTTTAATAAGATATGTGCGTTCTGCTTAAGTATTAATTCTATGGTGCTTTTTGTAACGGAATGAACTTGATATTGTATGACATGATCATAGAAGGCTCGGTGGAAAACGCGCTCTATCAGACGTGTGCGTGTCTATTGGATGAAGAAGTCAATGTATTAGAGGAAACATGGGTGCGACTTGCTTCCAAGTTGGGAGAGAATTCGAAATCACACTATGAGCTTGTGCTCTTAAAGGTTCTCATTGATGACGTATATGAGGTCATTTACAAAAGAGACTCAGTTCCCGTGCGGGAAGCCCTTCTGCTGACTTGTAAATTATGTTTGGCATACAAGCGAACACACTCTAACGCAATTACAAAACCAGCGACGCTCCAAAAATTACGATCGAATATAATTGACGTGTTCCCAGTGGATGCGAAGCTTACGATCGATGGGCGGGCAAAATTTAGATCTTTGCTTCCCGCCCTTCAAGATGAAGCTCAATTTATTGAGCGCATCATCGTTGGTCTTCTTCGTTTGAGTGAAAGTCAAGACAATGATGACTTCCGAGATGCATTGGAGTACATCTCACGTAAGCGCCTCTCAATAACGTCCCTTCGCTACAGCGATACGGAGCGAGGGGGTGGACCGGAAGGTGATTTGGTCCCATTCTTATGGAAATTTTTGTCTTTTACGAAACCCTGTGACTTTCAGAAAAAATGTGAGCAACTGTACTACTGGAATTACAAAAGTACAATAAAACCACACCGCATAGGGCTCGTGGTAACCATGGCGTATGCTCGCGCTATATCTCTTCACAATCCATCACCATGGTCAGACATGGAACGACACTTGCTTCAAAGAGTACAAGACTCGTCACTGGATCTTTGGAAAGAAGCAAAACAGGCGCGTATAACCATAGACAAATCATCAACAAATTCAACTTCAAAATCAAAGGCCAATACAAAAGCTAGCACGGGTCCGCAGAAAATAGTTAAATTTCCTGATTTCTATCCCGTTCGAGTGGCTGCACCCGCAATTATAGATTTTAATGAGTCTGACATTGTTGAGTCGCGAAAGGTAAATATTGGAAAAAAGGAAACAGGAAAACGCGGAAAAAGTGAAACAAAGGAGCTTAAAAAGACTTTAGGTTCTCCAAAGAAACCGGACGTAAATTTAGCGTTTGACACATTATCCCCCTTTCAGGATGCGCCCATTGATAATAGTGCCCGGCATAGGAGGTTCGATTTTAGTGAAACGTGGCCAAGAGCACAAAAGCATATTGAACAAGAAGGTTATAGATAATCGATGGATGAATATAACTCCGTTCGCTCGAGACTCGGTGACTCAATGGACACATGACATGAATGTTGATGTTGTACGTAATGTAAATAATACAATAATTGGGCTCACCAATTACGACCCGCTTATAGAGCCATATGATGTGGGCGGGATCAAAGGAATCATCAATATCGTTCCCGAGTTTGATCTTTTAGGGGAGGTTTATCAAGACATTCTTCATAACCATTTTCACTTTCGTTACTTTGAGCCTCTATGTTCTGAACTACTCAACATTGGATACGAACCTAAGGAGTCCTTGTTTGGCTTGCCATATGATCCACGCCTTCTTCTTGACAAGCAATATAGGATAACATTCTTCCAACTTTTACAAGATACTATCGAGCGAGGGGTTGACAAATACTCTGAAAAGGCAATTGTGGTGACACACAGCTTGGGAGGCGTACTTTTGAAGTGGTTTCTTACCACACACGTATCAAGACATTGGATAAGTAGGAATATGGGGAAGCTTTACATAGTTAATGCGCCATTTGGAGGAACGACCATGGCCCTTCGCGTCATTTTGAGTGGCGAGTACTACGTGCCAATGTTTCACCAGCAATTCAAGGAACCTTTACAAAGAATGAGTGGTATCATCATGTGCCTACCAAACGCCTACGCATACGGCCCGGATGAAGATCTTGTGCGAATTGATGACACACAAACGTCTTTGCGTATTCAAGACTTTCACGCTATCCACTCTGATAATATTGCCTTTGAAATGTGGAGGGATTTGTATCATCCCCATTTGAAAACAATCATGAAACCTTTCGACGTAGATATGCCTTGTGAAATCCTTACGTCGGGAAATAACGAGACGATGAATCATTTTAAGATACGTAAGGAAGGTGAGCTACCTTATGCGTGTAAATATGAACCCGGTGACGGGCAAGTTCCGCGTAGAAGCTTGGATGTTGCACAACAGCTATTCATAGGGCCCCGTTGTACGTTTACGGATATTCATTTATCAAATCACATTGACATTGTATCTCATCCTTTGTTTATTCAAAAAATTCTCAAAGAAGCAAGCACAGGCGCGTGCGTACGCTAATGGTCAAAAATGATTTAAGATTTTCCTTGGATATACATTTCATACCATGAGTGACAAAGTAGCAATCGGTATTGATCTTGGAACCACATACTCGTGTGTGGCCGTTTGGCGGAACAACGGGGTTGAGATTATTGCGAATGACCAAGGAAACCGGACGACCCCCTCATACGTTGCCTTTACGGATGCGGAGCGCCTTATTGGCGATGCAGCAAAAAATCAAGCGGCCATGAACCCGCAACAAACAATTTACGATGCCAAGCGTCTCATTGGTCGCAAGATCAACGATGATGTCGTCCAACAAGACATGAAACATTGGCCATTTACTGTCAAGTCCGGCGAGGACCAAAAACCAATTATTGAAATCACCCAAAACGGCAAAACAGAGTCCCTTCATCCCGAGCAAGTTTCGGCGATGGTTCTACAAAAAATGAAAGAGACTGCTGAGGCGTTTCTAGGACACGCCGTCAAAAAGGCCGTCATCACTGTTCCTGCGTACTTTAACGACTCGCAACGTCAGGCGACTAAGGACGCAGGTGCCATTGCCGGCCTTGAAGTTCTTCGCATCATCAATGAGCCCACTGCGGCTGCAATTGCCTATGGTCTTGATAAGGTCAATGAGGCAAAGGAGCGGAACGTGATCATCTTCGATTGCGGCGGCGGGACCCATGATGTGTCGCTTCTCAACATTGATGGTGGAATCTTTGAAGTGAAGGCCACGGCAGGTGATACCCATCTAGGTGGTGAAGATATTGACAACCGTCTAGTGGAGCATTTCGTTGCGGAGATTAAGCGCAAGCATAAAAAGGACATTTCAGGAAACCCCCGGGCAGTAAAGCGTCTCAAGACGGCATGCGAGCGTGTGAAGCGCGCCCTATCTTCGTCTGCGACCGCAAGTATTGAGTTGGACTCGCTCTTCGAGGGCATTGACTTCTTCTCTAACATCACTCGTGCCCGCTTTGAAGAGCTGTGCTCGGACATTTTCCGTCGCACGCTTGATCCCGTTGAGAAGGTCATGCGCGATGCCAAAATGGACAAGTCAGAGATTGATGAGATCGTTCTCGTTGGTGGATCGACTCGTATCCCCAAGATTCAACAACTGCTAACTGACTTCTTTGGTGGTAAGGAGCTTTGTAAGAGCATCAACCCTGATGAGGCTATTGCTTACGGGGCGGCGGTCCAGGCTGCCATTCTAACTGGTCAAGGAAGCGACCAAACCAAGGACCTTCTACTCCTCGATGTGGCCCCGCTTTCTTTTGGCATTGAAACCGCCGGCGGGGTGATGACTAAAATCATCGAGCGCAACACCACAGTGCCGACAAAGAAGTCACAAACCTTTAGCACGTACGAGGATAACCAACCCGGGGTCATGATTCAAGTATATGAAGGCGAGCGAGCAATGACGCGCGACAACCATCTCCTCGGGCGCTTCGAGCTCACCGGAATCCCTCCCGGTCCTCGCGGTGTTCCTCAAATCGAGGTTACATTTGATGTGACGGCAGATGGTATTCTCAATGTGAGCGCCCTCGAGAAAAGTACAGGGAAGACCAACAAGATTGTGATTACCAATGACAAGGGGCGACTTTCAAAAGACGACATTGAGAAAATGGTCAAGGCAGCAGAACAGTTTAAAGCGCAAGATGAAGAACAACGCAAGCGCATAGAGTCTAAGAATCAACTTGAAAACTATGTTTATTCCGCCCGTAACAACCTCAAGACCGTGGAAACGGAGGCTGGCAAGGCGGCTTGGGCAGATGCCGAACCCATTATTCAAGAAGCAGTTGCATGGCTGGAGAAGTGCGATGCAAAGGTCACAAGTGAGGAACTCGATTCCAAATACAAAGAGGTGGAGTCTAAGCTGTCACCAATTCTTACAAAAATGTATCAATCGGGCGTACCACCTGGTGGGGCAGGTATGGGCGGGATGCCGGACATGGGTGGCATGCCAGACATGGGCGGGATGGGCTCCGAGCCGGGGTCAGCTCCGAATGTAGAGGAGGTCGACTAAGCTCAAGATGATGGCAAGAATCGGGTTACCCAATCATGAACTCCCATCCAACCATATGAAGCCCCATTTGAAACGGTGAAATGCCATCTAAATGGCAGTATTATGATTTGATTGGGGTTCATTTTTATTGCTAACAGCGTTTCATCTTCAGGTGGTACGTTTTCTTTATTCATTTTCTTATTTGCGGGGTATAACATTACCTCGCAAGATTGATACGGTTGGATGAGAAGGTATTTGTACCTATTCCGTGCCCACGCATCGGATGGCGAGCTTTCAAGGAACAAGTCTACTTTATTAGATGGAAACCATGCGGACTTCAATGATTCCCATTGTTGAACTTCATCTGAGATTACAATTGGTTGCTTCTGAAGAAACATGTCGAGCTCAAACTCATCCAATGTACTTTGTAATATAGCAACGGTTGATGGAGATCTATAATAGTATGAAACGTAGACAAACATAATAATAAGTAAAACGATTAGAGCCCATACCTTTTTGGACATTTGAACACTGCTATTATTTTGATATAAATTAAGACAGTAACTACGCGTCTTAATTTTTGTAGGTTGTAAAAATAGGTGTTAGATCTTTCAAGTATCTACTATGAAGCATAAAGGCCGGGCAAAAAGAACACAGCTAGGAGGCACCGGTGGTTTGGGGGCTGCGCTTGGTGCTATAAATGCTGCAAAAGCTGTTGCGGATAAAATACCCTTACCTACCGCACCTGCAACGCCCTCCTCGCCCCCGGCTACATTGGCAGGAGATGGGGGCGGGCAAGGTGACAAATGCCCATCACCGGATACCGAAGGAGTGGAAAATGCGAAAATGTTTTGGGAAAAACTCAAATTGATTCTTTCAACAATTTGGTCCGTAACAAAGGATTTTCTTCGATCGATCAGAGACTTTTTCAATTCATCCCCAGGGAAGTATATCACTTTAATCATCTTCTTGATTCTAATCTTCGTTGGCATTGGATTCCTCATATTTAGCTCAAACTCACCTTTACGGTCATCGCAAAATGGTAGATTCGGACAATGGGCCAATAACATGGCATATCGTTACAATGTTGACACGTCGTGGCTATATAAGCTAAAGTTCAAGACGAATGAGGACTCCGTACCAAAATTTTCACGTAAGAGTCAAACTGGTGGAAGGTGTAACGGTGTCTCAAACATGGAAATGAACGACACACAGTGCTTGAATTTAGACATCCCCAAAACTATAAAATGGGACCTTGATGTCAAAGACATTCCGGAATGGGATTCCTTGCCACCGATGGTACAAGAGAAGCTATCGCGGAGGGGATACAGGTTGACCATTCACATTCCATGGGATCTAAATGGCACTCAATACACGCCAAATTGTTCAAAAGCTTACTTTGGCGATGGCACTTCTGCTGGTCACCTATTTCAAAACATGGATGGCTACTGTCAACGGGTTGTGAAGTCCGCAAAAGAGTACACACCGGCACGGATGCGCGTGTATTCCGACGATGATGGCGAGCCTATGATACAGACGGACTCAGGTGAGCCAAAGGTATGCACACTTTAGAAATTTTATCCGTGCAAATGTCAAGGAGGTTTGCCTAGCCATGGCAAATGTAATGAAGCCGGGTGAGATTTGTTCCATAGATCAAGCCATACAACTAGGGGTGTTTGATGCGAGAAAGAGTGGGTACGTCGCTGGCCTTGAGGACACGCGTAACTACTCTCGTGACAATCCCAATGATTATAAGAAAACACGAGCGTTGTGCCGACAAAACAACGACGAGAACCGTGCGTACCCCCTATGTCCTTTAGTTGCTGGAATGGGCTTCACACAAGTGCGCGGGGACCCGTCTAAATGCGTAACTGCGAGTTGCCCCCCTGGGTTTACGGACATAGGCAACAACCGTTGTGAAAAGCCCAAAGATGCGATGATAGTCGACAAGGCATCCGTGTGTGATGGAAAGGACCATGATTGGTTCTCAGTACCAAACTATCACTTGGGAAATACATATTTGAAAAAAGGAGATAAATGCCTCAAACCATGCCCAAGTGGCAACATGCCACTGGTTGCCAAAGACATTGTCGATGGTGAAGCTTGGGACATTACGTTAACGAGTGACGAGGGAATGAAGTGTACGTCAAAGGAGTATTACATGAATGGGAAGTACAAAAGCGATCCTGATTACTGTCCCGTGGCAATGATCAAACGGCTAGGAAGCACGCCGGAAGGATTGTACACGGAGCTTTTTGAGACAGCGAGCGAGGCTCTCGCAAAGATTCCTCAAAGAGCGCAAGTTGTCCGTGACATTCAACGTCGGCTCACAGATGAAAGTGTGAATGTCGCGATGGACTGCCATCAGCGATTGGCCAACATTGTCCCAGGGAGCAAATCGTTTCAAGTTGCTTGTGAAAAACTTGTTACACCTAAGGAGCTCCAAGAGGCATTTGCCATCTGTAAAAACGCAAAGTACTATCCAGAGAAGTTGTCCTCAAAGTGGAGAACGGAGCTCGGAAATGATAATGCGGATATTGATGACAAAATGAATGTACTAAAACAGGCGTGTACACAAACGTTTTGTCGTACTCCTGAGAACGCAATGGAAATAAATGAAAGCCCATTATGCTTTGATAATATAAAATCAATAGATGTGTCTCGATACAATGCCAAGTATGCCGGGGACGTCGCGGACCCTACGCTTCGAGCCAACACCCCGGAAACACCCACTGATAAACCTCCTAAAAGCGTCTCCGCTGCAATTTCCGCAGCGCCCTCAACAAGCTTCATTGATAAACATACGAAATTCGTGACATCATCAGTACGCATCGCTCTCTTAGCGATCATGGCTTTTGGAATGTTCATCATTATCTTCCGAAAGCTCAGAACTGTCGTCCGTAAGGTCGAGGGCAGGACATGTGCCTAACTTGGGAAGCATGGCCTCACGTACTGGACGAAATGATTTTCGGTGGAATTCGCTCGCTCCATGCGCGACAAGTGCTTTCATGTGCTTTGATGTGCCGTACCCTTTATTTTTAACGAGATCATACTTTTCAAGTGATGGATTCTTTGTGACGAGATTCACTATGAATGAGTCGCGCTCTTCTTTGGCTATGATGGATGCAGCAGCAATGGACATGTGGACGGCATCGCCATTCACAACACAACGAGCCCCCTTGATATACCATTCATCCTCTTGGCCTGGTGGGGCATACGGGCGAAAATGTGGGCCGTCAATCAAGAGCTCAATGGGATGGCCCGACACTTGTTGCGCGGCGGGCATTTTTCGAATACAATCATCAATTGCTAGGTGCATGGCCTTCATCGTGGCCCTAAGAATATTCAGTCGATCAATGTCTTCCTCAAAAACCATTCCGATCCCATACGAAACGCACTTCTCGCGCAAGAATTTGTTTAAGCGACACCGATTTCGCGCGGATACCTTTTTGGAATCCCTTATTTCACTCCATTCTTTTTCAACCATTGTATCTGTGGGAGGCAACGCGACCGCTGCTGTTACAACAGGGCCCAATAGGCAACCACGTCCTACTTCATCCACCCCAATCTCAATTATACCATTTGTCGGAGGAAGAAGGGTTGGCTTTTCGCTTTTGGACATGATAGTATCGACTTTCTAGTATCTATGTGTGGCAACGATCGTTTTTTTACCCAAAAGAGTTTAGAGGAGCACCGCATTCATTGGTCACTCGGGAGGTTCAAATGGAGCCCATAAATCACGATTGGACATTTCCTGAATGTGACCGCTTGATTGTCATAGGCGACCTTCATGGAGATCTCCAACGTCTGACACAGTGCTTTTACCAAGCACGACTTATAAACAATGACTTTCAATGGATCGCCGAGCCACGTAACACATGGGTAATTCAACTCGGGGATCAAGTGGATAGCGAAGCTCGGGCACAAACCAAACAGTGGGAAACAATGCCGGACATCAGTGTTGTTCAATTCATGGTCGAGATGGATGCCCTTGCTAAACCCCATGGGGGACGAGTCATCTCATTGATTGGAAATCACGAAATAATGAATGTGATGGGTGACTTTTCCTATGCATCTTCAAAAAGTATACATGACATGGGTGGGGCGGCAGCAAGAGCACATAAATTTCGACCAGGGGGGCCAATTGCATCCATTTTGTCAAGACGACCCGTTGTTGTTCGCATAGGCGAGTTGCTATTTTGTCATGCAGGGCTCTTGCCCATTCACCTTCACTTGGCCCAAGGAAGCATTGCACAGATAAATGAGTGGGCATACAGGTACCTTTTGTACCAACCGTTTTCATCTGACGAGGCTCGCAAAATGGAAACAGTTATTCTTGGACAATCAAGCATTCTTTGGACGCGCCACTACAGTGAAAAAGATGATGATACACGTCTCGCGTCCTTGGAAAACGTTTTGAAACATACGAAAACAAAAGCCATGTTCCTCGGACATACCGTTGTTCCTCACGTGATAGCATTATACGATATGAAGCTATGGTTCGTTGACACCGGCGTGTCGCGGGCATTTAATCAACCCGAGGTACAAATTCTAGAGATTCTAAATGGAGGAGTATCGTGTCCTGACAATAAATTTGCTCCATACCGCGTGATCATCGTAGATCGTGACGTAAAAAATGATAAAACCTAAAGCATAAGGGACTTAACAAGATGAGCACATCAATGTTCTAACCTGTACGGCTCGGTTCAAAATCATGAACGTTTTTAACGAGAAACTAAACACCTATTTGAAAGGTCATCGTACCGATCTCGAGGCTATTCTAAGCACAAAGGCAAAGCGAAAGCCGAAAGAAGCAAGCGAACCTATTGACTCCACCAACACGTGTTCCGTGGATACATTAGCGAGTTCCTCCACCGGGCCTAGCAAAAGCAAGCGCGTAGATCTAGATTATTCAACTTCTAAAATAGTCCGACAGATTGAAGATCATATTCGTGAGCGCGAGAAGAAGTCCAAAGCTCGTTCCAAAGCCTTTAAAGATAGCAGTTCACTATATAACATACCAAACGACTCCTAAAAGGCACGGTGTATCGCACTAGCTTGGCCTCATTTGTATGACCGATACTACAGAACAAAGTGACATCACATTCGCTGACAAACTCGTCCAAAACGTATTTGAAGCTCTTTGGACGTCTTTGGACGAGGACCTACTTAATAACCTCTCGACAAGCGCAATGGAAAATCTGGTTGTTCGACTTGCCTCATCTGTTCAAGGGGGTGCGTCTGTCAAACAAGTAAAAACTCAAGTAAACGAGCTTTTGCGAGTCCGTAAACACGTGCTTCACTTAAAATCCTTGCCATTTGCGCCTCAGCGATCAGCTGAATGGCTCGCGCTCCGAAAGAATCTCTTAACGGCGAGTGACCTTGCTCAAGCTATTGGCAAAGGGAAGATGGGGTCCCGAAATGCACTTCTTTTGAAAAAGACACAAGCATTGCTATCACAAGATGGACTAAAACGATTCTATGAAATTAATCCTCCCACAGCATCTTCAATGTCAACATCTTCATTTTCATCCGCCCCACTACGATGGGGGGTGATGTTTGAAGAGATGATCGCGAGGTCTTACTGCCAAAGAAACATGAATATTCCTTTGTATGACTTTGGCCTAATCCCCCACCCCACACTTAAATGTTTCGGGGCATCGCCCGATGGCATTACAGCGGTAGGAAAGATGCTTGAAATAAAGTGCCCGTGGAGGCGCAAGATCACAATGGGGGAAGTACCCGAGCACTATTACCTTCAAGTACAAGGCCAATTGTCCGTCTGCTCACTTAATGAGTGTGATTATGTTGAGGCAGTTATTGAAGATTTTCAAAGGGAGAGTGACTACACGACAAAAGTCCCACCATCTGAGACAACACAGCACGGGGTTCTTATTGAACTCCAACATCCGAGCCAAGAAGAAGCATATGAATACAGCCCAGAAGGTTTAACTCCAAAGGAAGCATATGCGTGGGCTCGCACGCGCGCCATGGAGATCATAAAGGAAACTCCGGACATAACCATCATGAAAATCCACCCTTGGAGGGTGAAAGAGATGAATATTGTTGCCGTTTCCTTCGATCCAATTCTATGGGATAAACTCATCCCTCAAATTGAGCTCTTTTGGAAAGACGTTCTTGAATTGCGTGATAAGTATGAAAGCGGAGAAGCCATGGAACCACGGAAGAAAAAAAAGATAGAGCTTATCTCAGGGGGAACAACGGGTGTATCGCCTCCAAAGTCGCGTGGTCCGAAGTTTATGTACAGGGACGACGACGAACCAATCACACCATTATAATTTATATAGACACGTCGTTTACGTTTTGTTTTGTGAAGTACGGTTTCATTTTTTTTGACGACTCGTTTACTCTGTACATCATGGTATACGTCGTATAAGCCGTATTTTGTGTGTCTGTTTCGTCGACCGGTCCAAGGCATCTTGATGAATAAGGGCTATCTGTGTTCAAACACCCACAGAAGAGCCCAGTGTCTCCTATACAATGGATTTTACACATATCACCATGAGTTTTCTGGGAATGATAGGGCTTCATTTGCTCGAGCAGGTGATCCTTAAAGTTTGTGATTGTTATGCGTTGCTTTGCTTTATCATACATGGGATAGAGCAAGTACACAATGACGTAAAGGCCATTCTTTGGGGGCGATTGGAAGTCGTAGTTAGGTGCTTGTAAATACTCATTTTTATTGAAAGGTTGATGGAAAATAACATCACCTTGCTTGTCCGTATAGTATGGTGCTTGTGAAATCATGGCATAGACTGGCCCTTGTACTTTTTGTCCCTTCTTAAAATCAAAGAGTTTGCGCTCAATGTCAATGCGTAATGAGTCCAAGTTCATGGTTTCCTTCGTTATCTTATCGATGAACATGGATGATGTTTTCATTGAATCATCCATTGTCTTCTCGAAGTTGATGCTAGGATCTTTATAGCCCATACAGAAGCGTGTTGAGAGTATGTCGTTTGAATCCGTTAAGAAGGAAGCTCCATAGTTCATAGTGTCGCACATTGCCCCCTTGTTCTTGTCGTACACCGTTGATGACAGGATATTTGTATTATCAACTTGGAAACCGAAGTTTTCAGTGAGCTCAGACCAAAAATCACGTGGGGCAACATTGTATATTAAACATACAACAAAAAGGACAACTATAAGAATCTTGATACTTTGAAAGAACCGCATTCTTTCCCTTACAAAAAAGATAGAAAGTTATAATGCGATGTGGGTGTTAAAGCCGGCGCGGCCCTTGGTCTTCATTATTCCAAGACATGCGAAGGGCTCGGGACGCGGTGAATGTCTCGTGTCTCTTTATCTATTAAGTTTTACAATGCTCTTGTCGTGTCATATGTCATATAAATAATGCCTAGGCCCTGGTTTGAACAAGCATGCTAGGTAATACTTTGCCCATTCCTTTCCATTGAGATTGGGATTTCATGGTTTGGAAACCCTCGATTTGAACGTTTCCAGAAGGAGAAGGCGAAGGTGCTATAACGTTTGTACTCGAATCATTCTTCAAGGGTACACCATTCACAGTGACGTTTCCTGTAATGTTGATGTTGCCATCAAGGTTGATGGTGTTTCCCTTCAAGCGCAAATCAGAGTTGGTGGCTTGAATGTCGAGGCCAGAAGTTTTCATTAGTAGTTTTTTATTTGCGTCTGTCTCGAAGCTATTCGTCTCCGAAAGGAATACTCGGCCTGTGGAGTCTACACGAAGAGCACTTGCGTTTGTCTTTGTAGAAACATTCATTGCGTCCTTGCCGTCCATGGAGTAAATGGACATAGTGGGCAGGGTTGATTCGCTCAAAGATGCCGCGTTATCTCCGACGGATAGTTGGTTGGCCACTTGAACGAACTTGTTGGAGCTGATGGTCAACGGTTGCTCTGTGGAGCTCGACTTTAGCGAGCCACCAGCCGTGTTGGCAAGGGTTATAGATGACGAGAATTCGGTGTCACCTGCCATGATGATTGGTTTGTTCTCCACAAGGTTCGTGAAGACGGTGTTTCCATCTTTGTTAGGGAACTCCATGCAGCGAGTGGAAACCCCTGATTTTGTTACACCGCAAAACTTCACACCATTGGTCTCGGATAGCTCCTTGAATGTCATGCCGTTGATGGCAGTCACGTGTTTCAAAAGATCAATGTTGACCCCGGTGGAACCAGGAAGGGACATCAAATCAATAACGGTAGGTGTCGTGTTGGGCGCAATCGGGGCTGTTGAGAAGCGCAGGAGCGAGCCCACACCCAAAAGAATCTTTTTTTGAGAACCCGTTAATCCATCGGTTACTTTGCGTGTATCATCGATATTACTTGTGAAGGTGTTGTATATGTCGAGATTTGTTGTGTTCACTTGATCCACAATGTATTTCATGTTGCTAAGACGCGCCTTTTCCTCCTTGGTCACGGCATCCTTGGTAACAACAATATCCTTTTGAGCCGTCTCAAGTTGTGTATCCAACGACTTCTTATACTGTAGATAGTCGTATGTGAAGTAGCCACCTACGCCAAGTATTACGACCACTATCAACAATATGAAAAATAGAAGAGCTGTTTCCATTTTACCTCTAATTATGAAGGATAAAATTTTCATCCAAGCTCTATTATTTTTACTGTGTTTTCAGGTGCTCCGCCTTCAGTTGCTTCGCCACTAGCATCATCTATGACCACGGCTTTGCGCCCTTCACTCTCTTCACTTCCATCACGTCCTTCAACATGTCCTTGTTCGTCTTCTCCATCTTCGTTTCCTTCTCCTTCTTCCCAAAACTCATCCTCCAAATTCTCACCATTACCATCCTCGGCTTCACCATCTCTAACATTAGCTACAACTTCGTTATAACCATCTTCGCCTTCATCATCTTCTTCGCCTTCATCATCTACTTTATGTACTTCACCAACGTCCTCACCATTACCATCCTTGCCTTCTTCATTGACTTCACGAACTTCACCTTCACCTTCGTCCAATGTATCTATGTTTGTGCCACCGGCTTGAGCTTCTTTCTCATCTTCTTCCTCTTCTTCTATGAGATCCTCGTCGTTGAGATCAAAGGGCTCATCGCTGAAGCGCATTTGAATTCCCATGGACTCTAGTTCTTGCGTAAGGAGCATCATGGAATAAGGAGTCTCAATGATGCTGATGTCGTTGTGGCCACAAGATCTGCATGCGACGTACCGCGTGGGCTTGGAATACTCAACAAGCACACCGCATCGCTTACATACAATCCATTGGTACTTATCCGACCGCTCCATCATACTCTCTTTGATAAACTGTGCTACTCCATGGGACAACAAAGAGTCTCTTTCCATCTCACCGATGCGTAACCCACCTTGATTGCTCCTCCCTGCCGTGGGTTGTCTCGTAAGCTGGTCATGGGGATTGTTGAATCCTACGCCTCTCGAGTGCACTTTGTCGGCTACCATGTGCTTGAGTCGCAAGTAGAAAGTCGGACCAATGAATATGTCCGTGGGGATTTGTTGGCCAGTGAAGCCATTGTATAATAGCTCATTTCCGTACTTCTCGAACCCACGGGTCTCCAAGTTATCACACACATTTTTAAGATCAAAAGGCAAAAAGACACTACCGTCACCTAGCGTTCCTTCCATACAACACAATTTGGCAAAGATACATTCCACCATATGGCCTATTGTCATCCGCGATGGGAAGGCATGAGGGTTAATGATAATGTCAGGAACAATACCATCTTTGGTGTAGGGCATGTCCTCCCCCTTGATAATCATGCCAATAACACCCTTTTGGCCGTGGCGACTTGAATGCTTATCTCCAAGTTCGGGCTTACGAACTTTACGGAAGCGAACCTTACACACTCTGAACGGGACGAGAGGACTCATCTTTTCGACGTACACCGCATCAACTTTGCCGTAGTGATGTACATCAGAGTGCATTGACATGTTTTGATACTCTTCCACGACCTTGGTCTCGAGTAGCACACCTTGCTTGTCTTTCACATATCGCTTTGTCCGCTTTACGAGGCCAACAATTGCAACAGATTGCCCACTTTGAATGTACGATTCCTTTTTGATGACACCATCTTCGCCGAGAAGGCTGTAGTCGGTCTTTTCTGGATGGAAGTTTCCAATTTTTGATGCTGACATATTTTTGGTTGTTGGCGGGTTTGCAGATGTGGACGGGGTATCGTCCTCATTTTGTCGTTTGAGTCTCTCTTGCAAGGCCACAGGATTTGCCAATACTACTTCTTCGTCCTCTGATATCTTTCGCTCTGAGACCGTCATCGATTTGTAGGCCGTAATGTTAAATAAACCACGATCAATTGCTGATTTATTAATCATGACACCGTCTTCTTGGTTAAAGCCGGTGTACGACATCACAGCAACAATGACATTAAACCCGTTGGGCATACGGTCACTCATTGTGTAATGTGCGTTTCTAGTTGTAACGAGGGGGCGTTGGGGATAGTGTTGGATGTATCCCATTGTGTCAAACCGCTTTGAGAAATTTGTGGTGAACACTCCAATGGCCTGCTTACTCTGCGAGCCGTGGAAGATGTTACGTGGTGCTTGATTGTGGTTGGCAAATGGAATGTTATTCGTAACAACGCTGAATATTGTAGAGGGACTGATCTCACAATGCGTCGTGAGTCCTTTCACTTCCTCTGGTTTCATCGAGATGAGCCGTGTGTTTTCCTCCTCAATGTCCAAAAATTCAATAGAGGCTTGAGAGGCCTCTAATACTTTTACAATATCGCTTGCGGATGATGTTCGCAAAGAGGGCATGACCTTCGCAGGTGAATGGTAAAACGATTGGTAGTACAAATCTTGCGGGCGCGTTTTGAAGTCGGTGTGGAAGTCTTTCCATTTCTTTCCAAATATCCAATCAAACCACTGGTTTCCACCTTCTTTATTCGCCGTGGTGAATACTAGACTTTTATTTTCAACGATGAGCAATGGTCGGCATGGGCGACCAGCCTCGGACATCACTCTCACGATGTTGGTTTTGATTTCCCAACTGATTGAAGTGAAGATGTTGATCAAAGCATTACGGCGGTAAAGGCGAAGCGTTCGCACAAATGTGGCGGGATCGGTGTGGCCACCCATCCACTGCCCGTTCAAGTAGATTGCCGTGAAGCGATGGAGGTCTTTGGAATCTATTTGGTCCAACGGAAGAACACCCAAATCAGAAAAGCACTCGGTGAGGTTATTGGAATCTGTTCCAAACGTAACATGTGACAACAACGCAAAATTCTTAAGGTATCCCACAGATGCGCCGTCAGGGCTTTCAAAAGGGCACATGATACCCCATTGTTGAGAGTGAAGGCGATGAGGGCTCGTTATCTTGATGGTTCTATCAAGCGGTAAATTCACTCTTCTCAAGTGTGACAAAAACCCGATGTAGCTTATACGTGAAAGGTCTTGTACAACTTCTTGATCCGGGTTTTCGGGCTTGGGACCCCATCTGCCTTTGAGCGAGCGCATCATGATATCCGTGATGATGGCGGGTTGTAAAAAGCGACGCACATTCTCATTTGTGATGAGCCTATCAATGGCTCCTTTATTCTTAATCACATAGTGATAATGACTATCAAGCATGTCTCGGCACGTATTCTTGAACTGAATGTACGCGGATTGAAATAGTTGTGCGATGAGAACACCGCTTATGTCAATGCGCTTGAAGACGTAGCCGTCGCGGTCGGAAAGGGCGCGCACTCCGGCAACGCTCAACACAAGGTCGTATACCATCTGGCCAAGTATCTTCGCTTTGCTCTCATACAAGCCACTTGTGTCATCGTTGCGGTGTTCGTTCATGTTGGGGAACAAGTCATTCACAAGAACGGCATGTACTTGTTGTACGGACTTGAAGTACGTGCGCGGAGCAATTCCCTCGAGGGCCGTCACTTGATCATATATATTTCTATCTGCGCAGTGACGAATTGATGGATAGACAATGTCTAAGAGTGCCGAAGGAATTAGATCAACCGATGTCCCGAATATGGTCTCGAGAATGTCCTGATCAGACTCTACCCCGAGAAGGCGAAAGAGTTGAAATAACGGCATTGTCCCAGGAATGGACGGCATGGTGGCAAGAATTGCCCCACGGTGCTTGCGGTAGTCCTTTTTGATGTCATCATCGTCTTCAAAGAGTGGTAAATCTTTTCTAATCATGTAGAATGTGATTGTGCGCGGGGACAAGGCGGTTTCACCGGACTCACCTGTACAATGTATGTGCGCACGGTGGCTAAAGTTGGACTCCTTCGGCGTATCTTCAATGAACAATCGGTTTGTTGCGATGCGCTCTTGTGAGACAATGACCTTTTCTTTTCCATCAATGATGAAGTAACCTCCTTGGTCATATATACATTCCCCCAACTCTCTCAAAACCTGTGGTCCTTGTTCGTGTAAGATACAAATATCGCTGTGGAGCATGATTGGGATTGTCCCTATGAGCACCTTGTTGAACTGCTTATCATGAGGTGGCTTTCCATCTTCGGTGTATCGAACAGTCACGTCCGCAAATATGTGAGCCATGTACGATGCATTCTTCATACGTGCTTCATGGGGCGTTAGCAAAACAGTGTCACCCGATGCATTGATGAATGTGGGTCGATCGACGTATACTTTTAGCGGGGTTTGATCACCCCCCACAAAGAGCTCAATCTTCACCTTGAGTTTATCAGGATTGTCATCATCGAGCTTTACCATCGTGATCGGATTAAATGATGCAATCGTCTCCGGAATATGCCGGCGCAAGAACTCGCGATAGCTATCAATGTGATGTTTGGTAAATGGATAATGGTGATCCTTGAAATATGTTGTCAAGATGGAATATGTATCAAGATCCATATCCTATATCAATATCCAATGACCTAACCTATTTTGTCTAAATATATTTTCCACTAGCACAAACACTAACGTCCTATCTCAAGACCATCCGTCGTATGAACAAAAATAAGTTAAGAAGGGTATGGGTTGCTCGTCGTTAGTTACTCTTCGGTCATATCTAGTACATGGCCAGTCGTGGGAGGCATGGGTGTGGTTGTTGTGATCTTGTAAACAACCCCAACTAGAGCACCTGCAATGTTGTGATACTTGTGAAGCTCTTGGAGGTCTTTGAATTGCTCCATGTTTGTACTTTCAATTGCTTTCTCAAGATCCTCCGCATGATTCTCGTATTGCTTCAAGCTCTTTATTAGATTGAGTCGGAAAGCATTTACATTTGTCGTAATAATAATTCCCGTCTCTCGAACCATGGCCAACCATTCTGGGTTCTTTGCGATTTGGCTAATGGCTTCTTCGCAAAGAGTCACGAGGAACACGATTATTGAACCCATGTCCCCCTTTTTCTTTCCCTTTTTCACAATTTTCTCATTCGCCCAAAGTTTTTGGTCGTCTGTCATGGTGTGTATTGTTGCGCCTCCTTCGTATGTTTTCTTTTCCTTGTTCTCTTTTCCGATCAAGCGAATTGTGAGTGAAGGATTAAAGAAACTGCTCGCGCTCCCGATCCCGCTCCCTTGCTTGCCTTTCCCAAGCCCCGTGCTCGTAGTCCGACCCTTTCCAGCTCCTTTCCCGGTTGGCTTCTTCTTTATCACGATGTTGGGTAGCTTTTCCAATGCATCTCCAAAGAGAATCTCCTCTGCCATCTCAATACGCAAGTTTGAGATCTTGTCCTTGCGCTTCTTTTCATCAGTTTGGTAGGTCGCCTTCTTCTTCAACAGCTCTTCCACTTGATCCCAGTATTCTTGGACCGAGTCGTAGCCGGGAAGATGCTCCACACAAAGTCCATAGATCTGGCAAACAGGTTTCATGATTTGATTAGTTATGTAAAAGCGGTAGTCTGGAACGAGGTTCTTTTCCCGAATGAAGTCCGGGTGTTCGATGCGATCACCTTGTAGCTGAATCTCTGTTCCCGTGGAAGGGACAAAGTAGATATAGGGAATTCGATCGTTCACTTGTGGCTTGTTTCCCGGATCACGAAGAGCCATGCGGTCCGCCAACACCCGGTGAGCAATCTTCAAGGGATCCTTGTAATGCCCTCCAAGTGTCTTTGTGATGATGAGATCCTCAAGAGGGATACTTCCGGACACGATGTCCGTGAGATATTTCTTCAAAAATTCAACTGAGGCACTCAAACTATATTGGTTCAGCAAGCAGTCAATCAATCCACCATAAATCTTTTTAACAATGGGTGCATTGTCGCGCCTTTTCAAGACGATTCCCATAGACTTTTGTTTTGGCTTCTTTGTCGCGTCGTCCTCGTACAAATTTCCAACATACCGCTTCTTGGAAAATATGATAAAGGGGAACAAAGTCTTTTCGTATTCCAAGCATTGGGGCGCGGGTAAGAAGGGTTTGATGGCTTTCGAACCAATCTGTCCTGCTTTGATCGCGTAAGGTAGCGCTTCTTTGCCCTTCACAATGAAGCCATGCTCATCCTTACAAGGGAACTTACAGAAAATAGAGTCCGTATCGCCATATATGACCTCTGCTTGGTAGTTGTCCTCCATGAATGCTTTGGCTTGCATTATTCGCTCTCGTCCGGTGGCCGTTGTACATGCTGCAATCTCTTTTAGGTAAATTGGGCTAGTACGGCTCCCAATCTGCCCGTAAAGCGAGTTGGCTGTCACTTTATAGGCAACTTGCAAAGCATCAAGAACAGCAACTTCGAAGGGATTGTAAGATGGCGAACGGACATCAAGGTCATCTTCGGACACCGTTGTTTCCTTGCCTGTCTCAATATCGGAGACAATGTACCCATTGGGCCCAAACGAAATGAGGCCTGTGTGTTGCGAGCCCTCTTTCGTCGTAAGCGTTTCATAATCAATCTTCTTACGAGTATTCTTGCGTTGCTTTAGGAGCTCCATCAGAATGGAAGGAATCACACCCTTTTTGTTGTCTGGAAGCTGAGCAAACACAACTTCTTTTTTACCTGACACGACCTTCTTGTCACCAATCCCAGTGTATTCATCATATGTTACCGTCACATAGGTGACCCCTGAGTCTGCGAGATTTCCGTACTTTTCGGGATTCAGCAGGATTCGATCGTGGGACAGATCGCGCTCAATCATCGAAGATGGGTAAAGAGATGCGAAATCAAACACTGTGATTGGGTCTTCGAGGTAGATACCAACCTTTGGAGGTAGCACAATCGCCCCCTCATAACCAACTTCGTTGTCTATTGTCTCTTCATTAAACGACCGCAATACGGGAATGAGCATCCGCAACGACCGGCAAAACTTTGCCACAAGTGAGAAGATCTTGACTCCTTGACCACGCATGAACAGATAGCTCAGGGGCACGGAGCACACATTGCCCATGCCAACATTGTTCTCCAACACCTTGAGCTTGTGGAAAAGGCGGTTAACAAGCGCACAATCCTGAATACAGTACTTGGCAATCTCGCATCGGTCCGCACTAGTTCCTTTGAACTTCTCGAAGATCTCATTGGGCTTGAGGTCGTTCTTCCGGTCCCCAAGGAACAGCTCTGCCACCGCATCAAGCTTGTACGAATCAAGCTTTTGGTCGCGTTGAAGTACTTTGTACATGTCGATGCTCACCAAGCCATCAAGATCAATGAACCTCATCACATTCATCCCGAGGGCTGATGATGCAAGCTGTTGCTCCGCGAGCCAAGTTCGCCGGGTACAGAGCCGACCAAGACCGATGGATAGATCGTCTACACAATCAACTTCCTCGGCCCGTTTCCAAATGTAGTCCATATCAAACCCAAAGATGTTGTACCCAATCAAGATATCCGGCTCAAGGCGGGCGATGAAGTCCTTCCATGCCAAGATCACATCTTCTTCTGTTTCATAGCTCTCAACAATTACACCATCTATGGGATCGCACGAGTTCAATGTAACAATGTGCTTGTAGATGATTTCGTCGGATCCGTACCGATGCACCGTGGTACCAATTTGGATCAGGGGATCGCCCTTGAGCTCAGGAAGGCCCTTGTCCATGATGGCTTTGATCTCGAGTTCCACGAGCGACTTCACAGCCGGCTTCGCCCCTGCTTCACCGTCGTCTTCGGCATCCGCATCAATCTTTTCCTCGTCGATGGGATCATCTACCTCATTCGGCACCTTGCGAAGCCATAATGTGAGTTTTGGTACGATGGCTTCTACCAGCTGATGAAGTCGTCCTGGATTCTGGAGTTTCTTCGTGAACACTTGATGAACCGTGACTATTGGTGTTCCGTACTCTTTTGACTCGTGAAAAGCGTCCATGATCATGCTATATATTGCCTCGTCTGTTGGCATACCATTTACCTTTGTGAAGGCCACCATGTCTTGAGCGAGCTTCAAGTACTTTTTCTTTGGCACAGGAAAGTCGCCATGACTACTTGTACATTCAATATCAAAGGATGCGATCAGAAGTGGGGCAATTTGATCCCGCTTCATCATATGCACATCCGTGAACTCCACCTTGGCATTGATCTGGCACCTTGACATGGGCATCTCATCACCATCTTCTTCAATTACCGTGTATGTTCCCGCGTTCAATCGAACCCACCCACAAGGGTTCACCTTTCTCTCGTGCATGAATCGAAGCAAAGGGTTAATGTTGCTTTCGTACAACTTGTAGCCTTGCTTTACAAGCTCGCGCATGTAGTACCATTTCAGGCAGTTGAACAGTGCAAGGGATTTTACTTTGATTTTTACGAAAGGGAATTCCTCGCCGTTGTTGAATCCCCAAAAGTCCTTTCGCATGATTTTTTTGACATACACGAGATGGCTCTTTAGCTTGCGAGGAATCACATCTCTGCGAGAGGACACGCCTTTGAAAGTACTCATGTATTTCCCATTCATCAAGTGCTCCTTGTGCTCTAGTATCTTTTTGTGAATGTGACTATCGGACTTTCCCTCCCAATCCTTCTCAGGGAGTCGGACATAGAAGCTTGGCTCGAACTTTTCAACGGCCACACACACGGAATGCCCTTCGTTCGTAGCCCCAAACATAAGGACCTCGTAAGAGGGAGGCTCGTCCGGGTAATCAACACCATACCGGTCTTTGTACTCTTTCATTTTAGGAACACGATCATCTTCTTGAACAAACCAATCGATGACTTGAAACTCAAGGTTCTTATCGCCATCCCACGATGACTCAAGGATCGGGCGAGGAAGCTCAAGCTCCATGGCAAAACGGATCGGGAAAGACGGCTTGAAATGGGAGTCGCGCTTTGTACTACTTATCTCTATCAGCTAGACATTTAAGTGCCAGCTGTCCGGCTCTTGTTATTGCTTTTTCAAGTTTAATGTCTATCATTTTTTGTTTCTTTTCAGACAAGTAGAGGGTGGTGATGTCATCATATGGTACGACCACATTTGTGGTGTTGTTGCTTGTCCTGTGTTACCTAATTTATGATACATACTGGAATAAAGAGGTTGAATGGGTCACATCAACGGTTGATGGGCGACCCTACCTCGTACAAACCATGCCTGACAAGCAAGATGCTGCGGATCTCATGGCCAACATTCGTAAACGATTAGAGACCCTCGTCGATCACTATGCTAAAACGGAGCCTTCCGATGAACGAGTTGAAAAAATTATAAAGAACTTTCGTCCAAATGAAATAAGTGAAGGTAACGATGATGCCAAGTACACGAGCTACGCCATCAACAAGGGTGAGAAGATTGTCTTTTGCCTACGTTCAAGGGACGAGAAGAAAGAGTTAGTTGACTTGAATACCATGACGTTTGTAGCCCTTCATGAACTCGCGCACATTGCCACAGAATCCGTTGGACACACTGATGAGTTTTGGACCAACTTCAAGTGGATACTAGGTGAAGCAATTAACATTGGCATTTACCAAGACCGGGACTACAAAAAGTCGCCGCAGCCCTACTGTGGCATAACGATTTCAGACAATCCCCTCCATGACTAGACACCCCAATGGCTACGCCCCCGTGCTCCCAAATCCCCCCGTGTTCCTCTTAGTGTTCGTAAGTTCCAGAAAGTCAACCTCCTCAAGGATTGGAAGTTCGATTTTCTCAAAGATTACTTGACCAATCCGATCGCCAACTTGAATCTCAAAGTTTTCCGGGCCGTGGTTGAAAAGAATCACCTTAATGGAATCCCGATAGTCGGAATCAACAACACCCGCACCCACTTGAATTCCTTTTTTGTATGCCAAGCCCGAACGAGGAGCGACGCGGGCGTAAACGGTATTGGGAAACTCGAGAACGATTCCGGTGTCAACGGCCATCCATGACCCTGAAGGTACGAGTTTCCATTCACACGCTGCCAAATCGTATCCAGCTGCGCCTTCTGAGCCCCTAGTCGGAGTTTGGGCTTTTGGATGGATCTTTGAAAACCGATAAGAAGGTAGCATAATCATTTGCTTCTAATGAGATTGGTGTGTTGCTTTATGTCATTTTTTGAAAAAGAAAAGTAGCTTAAGAAAGTAGTGTTCAAAAACACTAATGGACGATACCTTTCTTAATGATACGTGGTGTCTCTATTTCCATGATCCTGACAACGATGACTGGGGAGATGACAGCTATCACGCAATATGTACGATGAGTACATCCGAGGATTTTGTGAATGTTCATCAACTCCTTCAAGACGGTTGGTCGAAAGGCATGTTCTTCATAATGCGGGAACACATTCGCCCCCAATGGGAAGACGAGAACAACCGCTACGGAGGGTGCTTCTCTTTTAAAATTATGAAGCATGAGGTATCGAGCTATTGGTTTGAACTTGGTTCTAAAGTTTTGGGTGAAACCATGACAAGTGAGTCGCATCGTCACAAGTGGGATAAGATTTGCGGAATGTCAATTTCGCCAAAGCGAAGCTTCTGTATCCTACGTCTTTGGGTATCTCAACAAGACTATAATGATCCGGCACAATACAATTTCAATGCGCCACCATATACAAAAATAATGTTTCGTCCATACTCAGATAACAAGGACTTTAACTGTCTTGCTGAGCAAGGCACAACTTGATCTCGCCTAATGAGGCGACTTGATATCTTAGTATGAGCGGGAAGTTGTTGTTGAGGTATATTTCAACGACATTGTGTAGGTTAGTGCACTTTGTGAACATGACGAGGTACTTCAAGTTGAACACACCTTGAATTATCTCGTGTGGTTTAGCTGACTTCTTTACAATGCTCAAGTTTTGGTTGTTCTCAATACCGAGGATGGTCTCTTGAATGCAAAACTCACCCTTACAGTTGAAGCACAACTGGTTTTCGACGTTGCGGATCTCGATGAAATCTGCGAGGTTGTGCATGTCCCGGATGATTTTCTGAAAATCCACGGACGGCATCGTGATGATGGTCTGGAATTCCGGAGGGGGGATCTTAATGTTAACAACGTTGATGTCGAGCATGCTCAACTTGTAGTTAGTCCGGACGTTCTTCTCGGGGTTCTCAATACGAATTCCGAGGCGGTTCGGGTCATTGCGCTCCACAAAAAGGGTCAATACGTCCTTATTTCCAATTGTTTTTATGAGAACATGTAATTTCAATATGTTAATACCAACATAAAGCTTCTTCTCGCAAAAGTAATTCTCAAACTTGTCCGCATCTAGCTTTAGATGCACCAATACCACACGGGTGTTGTCAAGAGCCACGATCTTCATACCTGTTTCGTCAAACTCTAGGTTGACATCCATGAGGATTTCTTTTAGCGCATCAACGACCTGCTTGAATGTAGACGATTGCACGGTCTTAATTTCGAGCAAGTATGGGGAATTCGTTGTGGAGGGCATTGACGAGAGCGATGGAGAAGGTGACATCGTTGGGGATTGTAAGGGTGAAGATGAAAAGGTTGCGTCCATTGGTGGTGTTATACATAAATCAGATTGAACCGCCGTTTAAGTACTTTTGGGTGCAGCCGCCGGGGTAGGAAGTGTGCGAATTATCGTACCATCCGGCTGAATGGTGGGCTTGATATGGGAAGTAGCGCGGTGCATTTCAAGCTCATATGCAGCCACTATTTCACGACGCTCCTCCCATTCCGTCTTGGGTTTTGGCTCCTCCTTTTGAATGTTTAAAAGTCTACAAATGGCATCTGTTACATTACCCTTACACACCTGAAGAGCTAATATGGCTTCATCTCGCGTTCCACTCCCCACTTGGTCTAGAATGAGGTCGATGGTATCTTTTCTCTTGGACATCCTATTCTATTCTCCGAAAAAGCTAAGTTTTAAGCCACTGTCAAAAGGAAAATGTGAAGAATGTGTAAGAGAACTGTCATTATGAAGACATTTGTATGGAGCGCATATGGTGGCATTGAAGAAGTAGACCTATCTGCGCTCATGGAGGCATACGATACCGATAAAATGAAGCCAGAGCAAGCCATTGAACAATTTGATAATGGCAAAAGAACTGTGTCAAGCCGATCCCAATTCATGCAAGCTCCTTCGACGAATCTGATCAAGACGCGTGACCGTAAGGCGCGCGAGCCACTATTTAAATTCCAAACGTTGTCACATAAAAAGTACGAGCTCAACATAGCCATTCAAGCAAAAACCGTATACAAGTACAAAATCCCTGTGCTCTGTAAGTACTATGTTGCAGTGGATCGTACATCCAACGTCTACGATACTAAAATTACGTCGAGTTCGAGCGCGAGTGGTCCCATAGCAGACGCAACGAGTGTAGTGTGGGGGAGCGACATCAACCTCGTTGTTGATACCAAAGCAACACATATCAAAATAAATGTCAAATTTAGGGTGACAGGAGCCGTCAACATCAGTGTTTTCCACGGAATCAGCACGGATGACCCGGAAGCCGAGCTCTACTGCCTTGATGGCTCGTTTGCTGTCCTAACGGAAGTATGAAAACTCTTTCTTTGCCATCAATAATGGACAGACCACGCAAACTCCGGGTGTGGCACGCAGAAGAAGAGGAATATTTACAGAGCTTAGCAAAGCACTGCGAGGTTCTTTCAATCCATTACAATGAGATCTATAATGACTACAAACAAAAGGAAGTGAAGTTCAAAATTCCCGTCATTGTTACCGGAAGCTTCGTAGGAATGCTTTCATTTGGGTCTTCGCAGTTCTCGGAGCTTCAAACGAAGCTCATCTCAATTGGTGTTGGATGTACATCCATTCTTATTTCCATCATAAGTTCGATTGAGGCGTATCTTCAAATAGGGCAAATCATGAGCGGAAGTCTTTTGGCCGCCACAACATTCAAAAAGATCAAAGAAAAAATAGATGTGGAGCTCGCATTGCCCGTCGAAGATAGGAATCAAAGTGGTGTATTAATGGCACGACATTGTAATGCCGAGTACGTTGATATGATTGAAATTGCCCCGTCGGTGGATTTTAAGAAAATATTGTCGCATCCACCCCCATTCATAGTGTCACCCATAGTATCAATCCGTTAGTGAGTTTAAGGCGTATAGAGCTTTGCTATTTCATACGCTATATACTCGTACGGGTGCTCGTCCGAATGTTGGCCTATAACATCGCTAATATTTGTTGGATTACTAGACCGGTAACACAAATACATGTCCTTGCTATCCTTGGGGTTCTTATATACCCATTCATCTACGTCGGGGTTCGAGCGAACATCGCACATAAGCTCACTTCGTTTTTTGGATCTAGTGAAGCCTAGTCCTTTCACCATGTGGTTTGTTAAAAATACTTGAGAATTTGACCCATCTTCGTTCGCAAGACTACTTTGTTCCTTCGTGAACTTTCTTTGATATATGTGTACTTTTTCGTGAATGAGGGTTCTAACCAAAGCTTCCTCAGAACCTTTTATCAAAGAATCGTGTACAAATATTACATCCTCGCGCGTATGTGGCATTCCATCTTCAATTGTGTCACCAATCAAGGCGAGCTTCCATAGAATCGCGGCGGCCTTAGTTCCGTCAAAGAATGCAACGGGTTTCTTACTGAAATCTTTGAAGAATTTGTCAGCTTGAACACATGCCTTTTGAAGAGTGGCCTTCTGGTCCCCATTAAATTCTTGGGCAGCGTAATAGCCTCGAAGTCGATACTCTTCTTTACACGCCGATTTACGCGCGACGAGATCCGATGTGGACATACTTTGAACATATTTATCAGTATCGTGGAGTAAGAAGTGTGCTGTGTCAGTTAGTGATACGAATTGTACATTGTCCTTTGCGCCACCGCCTGCGACATCGCGTTCTCCCTCAAATGGTTCTAATGGTGCGGTTGATACTAATGGCTTGGTTGTGTGGTCGTTGGGTGCAACGGATCGCATCAGCGACGACACCAGAATCATAGTGAGGAGAAATGCTACGTATATTTTAAAGAATAAAATAAGCGCTTGCCTCCATGATGATATTTTGAAGCTCATATCTTACTCGGCACCTTAAAATCTATAGATACATTGTTTTTTTGATGTAATCGCCCATGTCATCGTTTTGGGTTTTGAGAACGAAATTGTCAACATGTTCCCGCCCTATCGTAATAGGAAAGCTTATGACCTCTGTAAAAGGAGATGTTGGGATGTATCTTGCCATATTCAGCCAACTTACGATGCTATCAAGGCCTCGGCGAAGATTCCTAACTCCCTTCTCAGCTGGCACTCTTTCTATTATATATTTGAAAACATCTTGATCAATCATAACGTCCGTCAAGAGCATATTGTATTGCTTCAGAATATCAGGCATGAGGTAGTTTGTTGCAATTTTGATCTTTTCGTCACGTTCATACCCGTTGACATGAATTACAGTCATCCGGTCCTTCAGAACGGGGTTGATCTTTGATTCGTCATTGAAACTAAACACCATGATGGCCTTCGATAAATCGAGTTCAATTTCTCCAAAGAAACGATCCGTGAATTTGTCATTTTGCGAAGCATCGGTCAAGTGTGTGAGAATTGATGCAATCTCCTCGCCTTTTGGTGTGTCCGAAACTTTATCAAGCTCATCAAAGAAGATAATGGGATTCATTACATTCGCCTTCATAAGTACTTCGGATATGCGACCATACGTAGAGCCTTCGTACGTGAAACCGTGACCCTCAAGGAAGGCTGCATCAGATGCGCCACCGAGAGGAATGAACCCAAAGGGAATACCAAGTGCTTTGCTGACACCTTCTTTGAGAAGCGTAGTTTTACCAATCCCCATGGGACCTTGAATCCCAATACAGTGTCCTTTTGCCGCCGGATTTGATATCCATTGCGCGAGTATACGAACAATGTGTTCTTTGGCTTCTTTGTGGCCGTATACAACTTCATCCAATGAAGAGCGGGTTGATGACAACAACTGGGATATGGTAGCCGGCGATGCTACGTTTTCAATAGAAAGGGTATGATATTTTCCCAATGGCATTCGGCTAATGGAATCTATCCAAAGCTGGTATTTGTGGTAGTCACCCGATCCATCATTCATTTCGACGAATTGGTCCATACGTGATAATATGTGTAGTTTTGTTGCTTTTTCGATAGGGGCAGATAACACCTGAAACCGAAATGGTGTTTGTATTTCGGCATCGTTTGTAAGATCTTTGTATTTTTGAAATAGTTGTTCTTGTTCGGCATCCGAAATACTCAAGAAGTAGTTCTTTTCTCGCGGACTAAATCGTCGCATGTGATCCTTGTACTTCTTTATTGGCTTTGTACCCGGTGGGGCCGTATGAGGATTCTCTTTTGCGTACTTTTTGGCTGCCTTGAGAACCCGAAGTGTTGATTTTGATACGTCCGATTCGCACCTATAGTTATAGCCCGCACCAGCTGCGCTTTCTTCTTCGTCGCTTTCGCTATCGTTTTCGGACTCGGATCCAGATTCTGTACCGGTTTCAAAATCGCCTTCGCTCTCATCCTCGCTCTCTTCTTCATCGTCTTCGCTTTCGCTCTCATAGTCGCTCTCATCCTCGCTTTCACTCACCATGCCATCCGACGTATCTTCTTGAGATCGCATAGGGTCATAGTCGCTATCGCTTTCATCCGACTGATCGTCATCTTCCTCAAATACACACCGCCTTTTCATAGACCTTGGGCGGAGTTGATAAGGACATACATGTGTTGTCATAACGATAGTTGTTGTTATAAGAGTTTCAAAGTTACAAGAGTTACAATCTTACCTCATTTTTTATCCTTCCAGATTGCCATAAGAATTAGCTTAAAAAATTGATGACAAATACAAGTTGACACATGAAACATAGTCTGGAACGCATTTAAAAATCTCAAACATATATCAGATATACTCGAGCAAGGGCCACATATAGAGTATCAAGGTCATGTCGATCTACAAAGAACTCTCTTATGATCAACACATTGACGTGGTACGTGGAATCCAGTTTGGCGTGCTGGGACCGGAGGAAATTGAAAGGCGATCCGTTGTTGAGGTGAAGAAAACAGATACGTATAGTGGCAATGACCCTGTTGTTGATGGCCTATTTGATCCGCGCATGGGTGTTCTCGAGCATAGCAGAGTGTGTGCAACGTGTGAGCAGAAAAACAATTTCTGCCCCGGTCACTTTGGTCACATCAAGCTCGCCCGGCCGGTCTACCATGCCATGTTCTTCGATCATGTGAAGCGCCTCCTAAAGTGTGTGTGCTACCGATGCTCTCGCATTCTTGTATCCCATGACAGTGCTCATGCCGACATTCGCGAAGCAGTCAAAAAGGCACAGTCCATCAAAAATCTAGAAAAACGTAATAGCGCGATGTTCAAACTATGTTCCAACAACAATAAGTTGAAGAAGTGCGGTGACGGTAATCCCGGCGGGTGCCATGCCCGCCAGCCGAGCAAATACTTCAAAGAGAATGCGCTCAAGATTATGGCGGAATGGAAAGAGGTTGGTATGCCTCCCGAGCGAAAGGAGTTCACTCCTGAAGAGGTACTAAGCGTGTTTCAACGTATTAGCGAGGCCGATATGGAGATGCTTGGCTACAATCCAAAATGGAACCGCCCTGAATGGATGATCTGTACCGTCCTTCCTGTGCCACCACCCTCTGTGCGACCTTCAATCATTGAAGAGAACGGCCAGCGCAGGGAGGATGATCTCACTCATAAACTGTGTGATATCATCAAGACCAACAACCAATTGACACAGCGCATTGAACGAGGCAATGCTACGGAGGAGCAACTTCGTCTTACGACGATGGTGCTACAGTATCACGTGGCAACCTTTATTGATAACCAAATTCCCGGTATTCCGCCGGCGCAACAACGCAATGGCCGTCGTCTAAAATCGGTGTGCGACCGTCTCAAAAAGAAGGAAGGTCGTATTCGTGGAAACCTCAACGGTAAGCGTGTGGATCAATCGGCCCGCTCGGTCATCACGCCCGACCCGTACATTAGCCTCGATGAACTTGGTGTTCCTATCAAAATTGCCATGAATCTCACGTTTCCTGAAACTGTCAACGTGTACAACATTGAGCATTTGAAGAAGCTTGTTCAAAACGGCCCTGACGTATGGCCAGGTGCCAAGTACGTGCGAAAGGCTAGCAATGGAAACACGTTTTCGCTCCGACTATCCGTTGAAAAGCGAAACGAGCTCTCCGCAGAGCTAAAAACGGGCGACATTGTCGATCGCCATTTGCGCGACGGCGACTATGTTCTATTCAACCGACAGCCATCTCTCCATAAAATGAGTATGATGTGCCATCGCGTGAAAGTTATGCCGTACCAAACGTTTCGTTTGAATGTACTAGTAACTTCGCCATACAACGCTGATTTTGATGGAGATAAATCCTACCAGGATGGTCTTGTCTCCAACAGGTAGCTGCTTAGTGGGTTGTGGTTTTAACCCTCTAAGGAAAACAGTGGAATGACCACCAGATATGGTAAGGTAATGTGTGCCTTCCATATCTGTATATAACTACCTAGTGGGTGTTGCGATAATCGCACCACCTGCAAGATACTCAAATTGCGGGAAACCCCTTAGAGCCTGATTGTACCGCCAGCTATTCGAAAGAATTGCTTGGCACTACGCGTAATGGCGTAGGTATGCTCGGTGAATGAGAGTTCAAATATTATATAAAGATGAAGCTATATAGATTGTAGATAACATGGACTTCGATGCCACGGGAAATAAAATTCTCGACGACATGGAAGGTGTGTTTGGTGAAGTTTATAAGATAACAAATTCGTTATCAGGAAAGTCCTATGTAGGTCAAGTGCGAAGTCATCGTCTTAATCATTTCCGGTACCGTCCATTCGGTTCGCAAGGTCGCTTCAAAGACCACATCAGCGAGGCCATGTGTAATACAAAAAAATGCCAATGCTCATTTCTGAACTCATCAATTCGGAAAAATGGGGCGGAGTATTTTTCTGTAGAGACATTGGAACGTTGTTGTCTTGAAGACATTGACGGATGTGAAAGAAAATGGATTGCTACTGAGAACACATTATATCCGAATGGTTACAACCTTACTCGAGGAGGTAAGACGTTGGAATCTATAGGATATGTGTGTGAAGGACCAGAGCGCACTTATGAAAAGAAGGGACGACGAACTTACCAAACCGTGGAAACAAAACAGAAGATATCTCAAAGATTGAAGGATGCCTTCAGTGACCCATTAATGAGAAAGGCACAATCACAACGTACCATTGAACAACACTTCAAAAGCAAACTTGAGCGATTGAAGAACGTGAATATGGATCGACATAAAATCGATACATATGTACACACTTACAATGGTTCAAAGTACGTTGGGTACCGTGTGCTAATTGATGGTAAACGAGCTGACTTCATGATTCCGAGACAAACATCTTCCGAATTAAACCTACAATCTACAAAAGCAAGAGCTATCATGTTTATAAATGAACTTATCATGTACCAAGAGCGTGGTAAAAACTAATCAGGATTGGGCAATCCGCAGCCAAGCTCCCTACCCTCGTTATGGTAGAGGCGGGAGAAGGTTCAGAGAGCAGATGGTAGTGGGTCGCACATGACGGTTTAGCCAACCCGATGCGGCTTAAGGTGTGCTCCAGCCACTAGTGAAAATTAGTGGAGTTTCTGTTTGACGGAGACGAGATGAATACACATTGCCCCCAGAGCATTCAAACCATGAGCGAGCTCATGGATTTCGCATCAGTCCCATACCACATCATCACACCAAAAGATGCTGCACCAATCATTGAGATCGTTCAAGATACAATGCTCGGAGCTTACCGCATCACAAAAGATCACATTCGCATCAACGACAAAACAATGGCCAACCTCCAAATGGTAAATAGCTATTTCAACGGCTCCCTTCCGGAACCGGATGACAAAGATGCCAACATGTACACTGGTCGCCAAGCGTACTCAATCGTCCTTCCTCCATCCTTGTTCCTGAAAGTCAAGAACAAGAAAGGCGACATGGTCACGATCGAGGATAGCGTAATCACAGGAGGCGCAATCGACAAACAAGCATTCACAAAGACATCAAAGGGTATCATCCCCATCCTCTTCCACGACTATGGACCATTCGAAGTCCGGCGCTTCATGGACAACACTCAGCGACTCATTTGTAGGTGGCTCGTTACATCCGGGTTTAGTGTTGGTATTTCTGACCTTGTCATCCCGCAATCGATCACCGATGACATCAAGAAGAAGATCCACGACAAGAAAACGGACGCTTACAAGAAGATTGAGGATGTGCGGAAAGGCGACCTCACGAACAACTCCATGATGAACAACCACGATCATATGGAGAGCGAGATCAAGAACATTCTAAACGACCTCAACAGCTTGGTGAGCAAGCTCGTTACGGAGGCACTTGATGATAACGATAACCGCATGGTGAACATGATCAAGTCCGGATCGAAGGGCAAAGACCAAAATGTAGCACAAATGATTGCAAACGTGGGCCAACAAAATGTGGATGGCAAGCGTGTCGCCTATGGGTTCACCGATCGTACGCTTCCCCATTACTCCAAGTACGACGACGGACCTGATGCCCGTGGCTTCGTTGAGAACTCATTCATCTCAGGGCTCACACCCCAAGAAGTTTTCTTCCATGCCATGGGCGGCCGTGAGGGGCTGATCGACACTGCAGTAAAAACGTCGGAAACAGGATATATTCAACGCAGACTGGTAAAGGCGATGGAGGACTGTAAGATATACTACGATCAAACTGTCCGCAACGCATCCGGCAACATTGTTCAATTCATCTATGGCGAGGACGGTATGGAGGGAACAAAGATTGAAAATCAATCTTACCCGATTCTTGAGACCTCGTCGATCGACATGGACCGCATGTACTTCATGCGATCGGACGACAAGGTTGAGAAATATCTCACAAAAGAGGCTAAGAAGACATTGAAAACCGAAAAGGAATGGATGAAGCGATGCGAGGCGCATTACCAAGACATCTTGAAGGACCGGGAGGACATCATCGTCCGGGTGTTTAAGAAGTCAAATGACATTCAAATCTACTTTCCAATCGCATTCAACCGTATAATTGAAAGTGCGTACCAACGAAGCAAGTCCATTGGGGCACACGTTCTTCCAACGAACCTCACCCCGGGCTACGTGCTTGATACTATTGATCGCCTAATCGACACACTGTACGTGATCAAAGATCAAGGCGTGCAGTTCCTCCATGTTCTACTACGACTCCATCTATCGCCAAAGCCAATGATCCTCAAGTATCGTTTCTCAAAAGAGGTGTTTGACTTCATTGTGAGCGAGATTGAACGTTGCTTCCAAGAGGCCGTTGCAGCTCCAGGTGAAATGGTCGGCATTATTGCTGCGCAGTCAATTGGCGAGCCCGCAACACAACTGACGCTCGATTCGTTTCATGTTTCTGGCACTGCAGCAGCCGTAAAGGCAACTTCCGGTGTGCCTCGTCTAAAGGAACTATTGAGTGTAAGTAAGAATATCAAGACCCCTAGCTTGACAATCTACCTTCTACGCGACATTGGAACAATCGTAGACGCTATCAATGTTGAGGAAGCCGATGGTAGCACGATTAATGACCCTCGCATTGCGGAAATGAAGGATCGTGCCCTCATTGTCCGCAAGCAACTTGAAATTACACGCCTATCGGACCTTCTTGACGAGACGGAGCTCTATTGGGATCATCCCGGTGATGGCCTTGATACTTCAATGGAAGAAGACAAAGGGTTGCTTGACGTTTATCGCGAATTCGAGGCAATCCAAAGGTGCCAGTCCGTATCACCCTGGGTTCTTCGTATGAAGATCAATAAAGACCGCCTTCAAGCTGCGGGTCTCACAATGATGGACATCTATATTCGCCTCTATGAAGCATACAACAATGCCATGGAGTGCGTCTTCTCAGATGACAACGCAAAAGACCTAGTATTCCGTATCCGGCTCACACCGGAAAAAGAGAAGAAGAAGGCAGTCGTGAGCGCTCCCGAGGAGGAAGTAGAGGTTCGTGACGAGGAGGGTCGCGAGGATGATCCTACAACAGTCGTCGAAGAAGAAGTGATTACGGAAGATGATAATGTAGCTTCTCTAAAGGCGCTCGAGCACAACATTGCTCACAATCTCCTACTCAAGGGTGTTCCATCGATCAAGAAGGTCTCCATGCGTTCTCGAGAGCGCAAAGAGTACGATGAGACCACCATGAAGTTCCGGACTCTCACCGAGTGGATTATGGACACGGATGGTAGCAACTTGCTAGATATCCTATGTAACCCGAACATTGATGCGACTCGCACGATTTCGAACGATGTGTGGGAAATCTTTGAGGCCTTTGGCATTGAGGCGGCCCGGACGGCTCTATACAACGAGATCATGGGTGTTATTCGCGAGAGTTCCATCAACTACCGTCATATTGCGCTTCTCATTGACACGATGACGCATAAAGGGTCTCTCATGTCCATTGATCGCCACGGTATCAACCGCGGTGATGTTGGGCCTCTTGCCAAGTCCAGTTTCGAAGAAACCACTGACATGCTCATCAATGCCAGCGTTTTCAGCGACTATGACAAGATCAATGGCGTGTCTGCAAACATCATGTTGGGTCAACTGCCACCATGTGGCACGGGAGACTCTGAGATTCTTCTTGACGAAGACAGGTACATCGCAATCCTTCAAGAATTGGCAAAGAAAAACAAGAAGAAAGAAGAAATTGAAGAAGAGGAGGAACCCCTTGAGGAAAGCACCCCGTTCCCAGAGGCCGAAGAGTATCAAATGTCAAATCCATGCGATATTAGCGAGCTAGGATTCGACCACAAAATCCCAAGTATGACACAAGGCAAAGTGACAATGCGTCTCCCTGATGCTCCTTTTTAAATAATATGTGAATTATGTTTCTTTTTGTGCTTTCACGAGCTCGTGAACAAAACTTGCTAAGGGCTCGGGGGCGCGCCGGACTTCTTTAAAGGCAAATTCGGTCTCTTTGAATGATACGAACTCATAAATGGTATAGGCATCTCCAAGTTTGACCTTTTTATTAAAGACAAAAAGTGGAAGTCGGTCAATTTGGGCAGTTGTTTTGTTCAAGTCGCGGTCGTAGAATATTGTTGCCGAGGCAAGGAAATGAGATACGCTTCCCCTCTCCTCTTTCTTTACATCGCCCTTTGAGCTTCGATGTAGTAAGACAATTATAGAATTCGTTAAACGTGCCAATATCAAAAGGTCAAGATCGCATAACCAGCGGTTACTTGAACTACTAAAATAACGCGAGAACACGTCCCATTTTCTGTCTTTGGCCAATCCTAGGAAGTTTTTGGTCACTGTTGCTTGCTTGGAGCCCTCGCTCCCCATGACCTTGGCGATGCCTTGCCACACACTAGGATCGCTTAGATATGATCCCATGTATTGGGAATCTGACGTAATCATTTGAAGTATCATAACTTGGTGAATGATATCAATAAAATCTTTAGGAATCGTGATATGGCAATACAGTGCCATCCAATCCATCCATTTTCGCATCATGGGAACATCGTATGTCTCAATCTGCATTATTCTAAAGTCATTCCAACCTTGTTTCTTGCTCTTTGTCCACTTCTCTGGTAAGGAATGAAATGTAGCATTTCGTGTATGAGGTGGTATGGCTTTTAATTCAATATCGGTAGGTTTCGCATCTGTTATAGTCACGGGTCTCATGACGGACACAACATGCTTTACTTGATTTAGTTTCGGAACATGCTCGGCCTTTGACGGTGTAAGAATGTGCGCCGGCAATGATCCACCTGCCATGCTTGCGGACCCAACTGCAAGTTGTGAGAATATCCATTCGTGCCCATTACTTTTCACATCCTGTGAGTAAAACGGTAACTTATCGTTAGAACCAATCTTCAAATACCACTTGTAAAGCGCATTGCGCTCGTAGGGAATTTCCTCAAGTATTGTTTTGATTTTCGATTTCACACGATCGGGCATTAGTTGAAACGCTTGTAACAAAGCTTGAACCCTTGCGCTTTTGGAGACTTCGAGCACGGGCTTCACATACCGGTTGTATTGCGTAAGAAGTGTCTTTCCTACAATTTGTTGGACACGTATCCAATGTTCATGCTCCTTCTGAATCTCGTTGTATGTATCATCAATCTCGTTTTCAGCAACTATGGGAATCGTGGGCAGCGTAGATTGATTCGTGGGGGCAACTGTTATTTTTTGAAATTCATCAGAATACTTAGTATGAGTTATATTCCAATCGAGATTGAGGTGGTTCTTTAGCTTCATAAAGATACCTAGCTCATGTGACGGCAGTAAGAGTGTTCTTCCTGAGTGTGACACGTCGTCCTCGTGATCAACTTTTCTCACACCCGTGTAACGCATCAAAGTTGCCAAGTGGTGTATTGCCATGGGGTCTTTGAACGATAACCGGATATTCTCGTTTGTCAAAAATCCAAGTATCTCGAGCTTTGGGGAGATCACAATCGATTTCATCGCAAACACATTATCTGTGAATGCTAATGATGGAACACTATGAAGAAGTACGTAGTTATTTAACGAGGTGGTCTCACCTGCTCGCCGCGGTTCATCTGCGCGTGCTTGAGGCATGCAGCTACTTGACACTTGGCGGAGCGTGTTAACAATTGCGCTGTCATCAAGTAGTGTGACACCTTTCACGCCTCGTGATTGTAATTGTATGGGCTCGTAATGGTCATTTTCAAGCATGACCATTGCATATGGGGTCAATTCGTCGTCCAATGAGCTATAAAGGTCATTCCATGACAATGTGAAAGGGCACCTCAAATAGACCTCATCATCTTTTACCTTTTCCCATAGAATTAGCTTGACATTCATGATTCTCATGAGATCATACATGAGATGCGTGGTCTTGGGCTCGCTCGATTTCATGTATAGGAAGAAGCGTTGCCATGATTTGTATATGCCAAGCTCACGGGAGAGTTGGAGTTGCTTCGTTAACGAGAGTGTACGAGCATCGGAGCTAGCAATGAGATTTTGTAACGAAAACACCCGGACGTATTGGGGATATTGCGAAACCCAAGTTTTCCATTTGTTCACTAGGTTTTGATCGAGTGGTGAAATGCCATGTTCATCAAGAAAGCTTTCCAACACAATGCCATTTTCGAGAGTAATATACTCAAGTGGAGAAAGCGTGTCCATCAACTTAGTAATAAGCTCTCGCTTTCCACCTAGCCCATTCGTTACAATGTAGCCGAGCGCGTTCAAAAGGCTGTCCTTGTTGTGCTTTATGCCCGTTCTAAGAAAGCATTTTGTGTTTGTCGTAAGTTGAGAAGAGCACGCACTATGTGGCTTTGTCGGTGAAAGAAGATTGTGGAGATTCTCGGGCAAATCACCCCATCTCTTTGCTTCTAGTGGGGCCTTATTGTGAAGAATGTAGTATCCCTCTTTCTCGTCCGGGTCTTTCGTCTTTGACTTTCTTCCTCTTTTCTTTGGAAGTTTAGGTGACGGTGATGGGTCTTCCGCATGCGGGGGCGGAGATTGTGACGGTGATGGTGCGGACGGGACGGGTGGCTTAACAGATCCTTCTTGATCTTGAATGTGTTTGGTGCATTTCTTCCATGTTGAATCATTGTGTTTCTTGAGCTTGCAACACGGCAAACATAGACCATTTGTACCTTGGCTCTTATGAAATCCAATATAATGCTCACGAGACGCATCTTTTCCCCAATAGTTGGCATCATAAAGTAACCAAGGCTCCTCAAAGGTTGGACCCGGGCATTTCCCATCAAGTTTTTGGAGTTGCTCAGGTGACAAAGGCACTTTTGAGGTGGGACACCATATCCTTGGACAAAAGTAGTAATTGTGCTTCGTCTTGCTCTTGTCACTTCCATATAGTATTTTATTGTCGTAAGAGTTCTTGTATTCACTTTCGTCAATCCGCTTCATCTCATCTTGCGTCACACCAATGGGCTGTTGGTTCGTATTAGCACTGCAAAGCCGAGGGTAGTTGGTTTTCTTCTCGGCAACGGTGGTTTTTTCAAACAATCCTTGATCGAGTTGTTTGAGGATCTTGATGACATCGTACGACCCGCCAATGAGGGGCGAGCTTGAAGATCTCGCCATGATATCGGATGAGTTTGAGGCCGACGAGCGCCCACGCGAACTTGAAATGGAAGGAGAGCGTGATGGAGCAACATCATCAACATCGGATAAATGTACTACCTTTTTAGCCACGTTTCGACGTTGTGCTGGTACTGTAGAAGATGAAGGTTGATTGTCAAGGATGATTTTAATAACGATTCCACGGACCCAATGAACCATTCGTTGAATATCGTCCAACTCCGCAAAGTTTATTGCGCGAATTTCAATGTCATCATGCGTACGTGACATTGCAACGGTCGAGGCCATTTGAATATATTTACTGTGTTTTGGTTTCTTTTCTCCCATGCCAACCACGCTTGATTGTTTAAAGTCTTCATATTGCTGTATTCTTTCAAGAGCAACCTCTTCTTTTATTCCAAAATAGTCATAAAACAGCTGAACTATATCTTCAATTCTCTCATTGAGCATGACACGTGATTGGATGAAGTCATTCGAATCAATTTGTTTGTCGTACGTTGATGATCTCATGAAATGCCATTTCATCCTTTCCATCTTATTAGCTTGAACGGAAGCTATCAACCCAAACTTGGAAAACTCGTTGAATAGGTGAGCTGTTTTGATGGTGTTTGATACATGAATTGAAGTTTTCGAGGTGATTGCCCTATCTTGCATTGTAAATTTCATGGAAAAAACGGATTTCCAAAATAGTTTTATGCTAGCTATGCTGTCATAGACAATATCCAAACTCATGTTATTAGATTGTACTTTACAATTGACGAAATACTTGCCCGACGCATCAATCATCCAACGCAAGGTGAACAAATTGCCTTTTGGCTTGAAATAGCAAGTTATTGAAGAAAGGGATGATGCCTTTGAGATTTGAGTAAAGTTGTCAACTTCTTTGGAAGTGAAGTCATGATTCTTTAGCAGTCGATAGAGCACATGATACTTATCACCAACCCATTGTATGAAAGGTGACGAACGTTTGATAGGAAAATTTTGAAATATCTCTATTAGCTCCATTTTCGAACCGGAGAACGCATATGATCCATTTTCGTTAAACTCTACTAGTATAATGTCGCTAGCATTAGCAAGCTTTGGATGTTGTATTGGAAGACTCCACAAAGATGACAATTGACGGTCATTTGTGTTAACTTGCTCCCATGTTGCTAGCGGAGTCTCGGCATTCCATAAAGTATACCATTTCCGCAACACCGGGTTTTCTAATTGGGGACATTCGGATGGGAAGACTATGTTGATATGGTGTGCCCGCGCAAGCTCGCTCAATCGACTTTTATGAACTGGTGCTTGGGTGATATTGCGAAGCGTTTCATCACTCATGACACTTCTTTTCAGCATCCATGGGTTGGCCACCCATCCACTCCATGTTTTATCAGTTTCAAATACAAAGTTTGTTTTCCTCGTCCATGCCACGGGAAAGTCTTTTTCTGTTTGAAACGGCTGTGACATGATACTTTCGAACTCACCATTAAGGGCACCGTGTTGCTCATAGAATTCATGAATGAAGCGAACAATCTTTGTGAGGCACATCGCGACCGTATCGTCGAAGAACACACTTCTGCGAACAAAACGAAGCCCGCGGACGGAGGAAACATCTTGACCATCCAGAATTCGTAGTGATTTCAGGTATTTTAGTTGGCTAGGAGATAGTTGTGGTTTCTTTTTCTGATGACATATCTCAATAAGCTCTTGGAGTTGCGAATTCGTACTATCGCCAATGAATACATACACTATACGTTCATCCGAACTCGTCCACCTGGTGCAAATGAAAGCATTCATACCTTTCAAGCCCAATCGCTACTCTTAAGAGGGAAATTTCTTACATTACATCAGAGTTAACAATAACAACAATATGAAAAAGAGATCTGTTGCAATTTCAACTTCAAAGAAAAATGAAAATAATCAAGCGTTGTTAGGGGCCGTTGCAGGAGGCGCAGTAGCCAATATGACAAGTACAAGTACACCGGTGATCATGTCATGCCCTTCAGATGATACATCGTTCATGTGTAAGCTCACTCGGTTCTATAACTCTTTCAAGATGATCATAAGTCTTGTGTTAATCGTTCTTGGCATCGTAGTCGCTGCTTGGGTTGCATGGACTCTATACAAGTCCGGGTCCGGCGTAGCTATGGTGAAAAACCAGTACAAGACGCATCTTCGGGCTGCCGGTGGCGGGGCATGCGGTTGCTCCATGAAATCCGGTTAATCGCTCACAACGCTTATTTCTTATTTACATGATTTGTTAAGGCTGTCTTTGCATGCGCCAACGTACTCCTTGTATTGAAACTTTGGCATGATAGACCCAACAGCTGTTTCAGTTGCAGCTTCATTTAATGGAGTCCCAAGAAGCAATGTTGAGTTCACCATGACAGGTTGTACAAGGGGAGCTTGTCCAATGGTAGTGCATACAGGCGCGCGTTGATGGGGTACGGACCATGCGAATTCCGGGCGCAGAACCATATCACCATGGTGGGTCAAAACGATCTTTGTTTGATTGTCCTTGGACATACATCTTGCTTCAAGGTCCTTATCAAAAATCTCATTTGCGGTATTGGATATTCCCTTAATCATGTCACGAGAGTCCGTGTCTGTATCCATAACGGATCGCATGATCTTTTTGTTTGTTGGTGCGTAGTCCACTTCATTTTTGTTCGACTGAAGTTTACCCATTTTGGCCTCATATTCCTTTTGGATCTTAATGCCCTCTTTTACGAGTTCATCTTTTTTGAATTTCTTATCAAACGCCCTAATGACATCTTCCTTAGACATGTTCTCCATGCGCAGAAGGTCTTGTTCAAACTCATCAAACTCAGAGGACCTAAGGAACGCTCTGAAAGTATACTCGTTGTAATCTAAGTGGATATAGATGTCTTTGTAAGGCAATACTAGTTTGGGAGGCACCGTCCGGCGTTTTTCTTCTTTGTAGATAACTGCAATTTTCTCAATAAGTAACTTATCGGACAACATACGGTTAAGTTCAGGAGCGAGGGCGTTTGTTTGCGTCTTCATATGTCTTTCGTACTCCTCGGAATCTATGAGCTTTTGTCGTAAGCCGTCGAGCGTCATTTGCTTCTTTGATATTTTCCTCTCATACTCAATGAGCTCTTGTCCAGTGGGCTGACGGTTCAATGTGTCAACATATAAGCGTATGATTTGTTCCTCGACCGTCTGGTTTGTGAAAAACCCTTCTGTATTTTGCTTTGAAAACCATAGCCAATACATAATACATAGAATCACTACACCAATCACTATGCCAAGTAGTCCTCGCATTTGTCTTGCGAAGTGAACTCTTGTCAAACTCTATTTGGAGTGAAGAAAAAAGCACGTCATACCATATCTATGTCTTGAATGGCCTTGACAATCAAAGCAAGCATTGCCGACATATCGTACGAGGCGTCTTTACATGGCACGATGCCTACTGGCAGTGTGTCTCCGCTAAATCCATATGTTCCTTGTAGCGTTTGTCCCACTGTTATGCTCTTCAACATTGTAAGCGCCCTCGAGCTCGTTGTTGTAAGTTCCTTACCTTGATGGCATGGAGCGAAATACCCGCTCTTGCTATAGACACCTTCGTCGACGATAAGTTTGCTTTGAAATCGCGCGTCGCGCTTCACATCAAGCATGTATTGCGGATTCTTCTCACCGATACCCAGCCGACGTTGGATGAAAACTCGATCGTTTGACACATCCACAATGCATTTGTCCAATGGGTTCCAAAATAGTTCCCATCCATCTTTTGCGAGAGTGGTTCCGGGCGACATAACTTTCCACTCATAAACATCTCGATTTTGGCCAATTTCAAAATTTAAATCATATCCAAAGTCGTAGAAAGACGATATCTCAATACAACCCATGTATTCTTGAGTTGATGGCTTGTGGTAGAACTTAATTTGAGCGTGATGTGCGATGTCCTCCCCCTGGATGTTGGTAATGGAGCCCTCCACTTGAACAGACTTGGACAATATGCGACTTGTGCTTCCACCTAGGTGGATTTTGACAACCCTCTGGCCATGTGAGCTTTGGAAACTGCCCGTAATTGTTATGAAAAAAGATGCGCCTTGGTCGCTTGTGCTCGTGCTCCTTGGAACGTACATGAATTGAAACTTTCGTGATAGAATTTGCGATGGCTCATAACAACCGTATCGTTTGAACTTGTGAGTTATTATTCCTTGAACATCAAGGGCACTTCGGGGTAAAGTAGTACCAATACCGACATACGCATTAGGAAAGCGAACGGATGATGTGTGACACTCGAAAACGCAATCATTTGCCTTTGGGCGGATGTCAACAGAACCATCAAATCGCGAATCGCCTTTCACATCAAATATTTTGCCAGCAGTGACCAAAGATGTTGGCATGCCAACACCGAGCCCCCCCATCGAGGTAATGTGCCCCTTTGTTGCCAAGTTTCCATTGATCAAAACGTCTCCTTGTAGTTTTGACACTCCGCCAACTTCTAAAGACGTGCCTATTGACAAAGCGTCTTGAACTTTTGCTGATGCATTAACCACTAATTGACCACTCAAGTCAACTCGTTTCATGACTGAAAATGTCCCTTCAATCACGGCATTTGACATGACTTGGAGTGTTGAGCGTACGATGGAATTACCGTTTACATCTAAAGATGCCTTCGGCTGGCTTGTGCCGATCCCAATATTGCCGTTAAGTGTGACGGAGCCGTTCGCCATAACGATGCCTGGAACAGTAAGCTTTCCACGAATAAGGACATCTTTTTCGAGAATAGTTTGATTATAAATATAGAGATTGCCTGTGATTCTTGCCGTTCCATTCACCAATGCGTTGATTGGTTTGTATTCCTTCCCAAACATTACGTCGCCCGCGACGCAAACCTTCCCGCCAAAGGTGCTTGAGCTAGAATCGGTACCAATGTGGACAATATCAGAACATATGCTCGTGCTTCCAATGATTGTGTTCACGAAGGGAGTCTTGCCACTCATCATAGGGGTCGCTCCACCTAATACCGTCAACCCTTCGACCATAAGACCTTGGGTAGTATGAATAGAGGCACTTGGCATCGTAGTTCCAACACCAATAGAGGTTCCAGGTGTCAAAATCGCGTCGTTGAACAACCAAGTTGCACGTTTAGACGGGATGACATTGGTTCCTATGCCAATTGTCCCATTGATGACAATGTCAGTAACAACATTAGCTGAGTGCGTTGTTAGTAGTTCTTCTAATACTATAGACTTTGCTGAAATTGTATCAGAAACGTGTAAGGTTTTTGAGATTCGAGCGTCTTCGAAATGCGAGGTCCCAATCGCGTTCAAGCAACCTGTTACGCTTACGTTCTTGTCCACTTGAATGTCGGAGTAAATATGAAGATGACTTGGTCTATCATGGAGGCCAATATTTACTTTTATTGAATTCAATGAGATGTCATTAGATGACACGTTGAGTAGGCGATCTTCGTTGTCGTATACTTGAAGGTTTTCATGAATGTTTGTATGCTTCCAAACATCAAACGTATTCGGGAGAACGTGCGCTGTTCCGATGCCAATGCCACCCGCGGATTCTACCTTGAAAACATATGGGGCTTCCTCACTTCTTAAAGATAGAATTGTTTGGTTTGTTGAATGGGCATATACATCCAATGTAGCAGTCGTCTCATTCGTACCAATGCCTACCTCGTGGTTTTGGAAGACAATCACCTTTTCAAAGTCATCATCACCAGTACCGTCATCTATGTTACCATGTGCTAGGTACATTGACCTATTCGATGTTCCCCATATCGCGCTATCTTGAGATGAGCTGTAAGGGGCCAGCCGCAAGAAAGCCTCCTCTCCTTGAGAGCAAAGCCTCGACACCTCACATGGATTGTTCGTGCTATTGAATAACAATGCCATTTCTATACCTTTCATGAGTTTAATTTATTCTCAAGTTCTCCAACACGTGTCCACAAAGATTGAATGACTTCCCACATGAGCATTGTTAGGTTTCCATTATTGAGTGTTGCGTTAGCGGTTGCGTTGGTTGTATCCTCAATGAATACACGCTTTAGCATCGGGTCCACCTTTTCCCATTCGTTCAATGTTTGCTCTATTGAATTATTGTCGTGTAAATATGAGTGAACGGGTGATAGTGATTTCATTATTTCAATCAAATTCAATGTATTTTTACCATCGTTTACGTCATTCTCACTTCGAATATTCATTTTTATAGTGTTTACCGCGATACATGCTGTTTCAACAGATGGGGCCGTAATTACAATTGGGACGATTGAACGAATGTCACTACACTCAATGTACTCGTTGAAGTTTGCCGGTGTGTTCCATTCGCATGAGAATTGTCCATCATCACCAATGACTTGCGCTCGAATATAGCACTTTTCATCATCACCAACGAATAACGACCCTGTCCTCATGTTGCTTGTTTCAACATATTCGGAGAATAGGTTACCGTGTACGGCGCAAGAATATCCCATGATAGAGGGCCCTGAAATTCCCACCTCACCCGTTGATTTGATAACAAACAACTTTCCAACAGATTGGCCGAGCGCTTGAAATACATCGCCTTCTGTTGAACTTTGGACAATAAGGCACGGTAGCGTACTCGATGTGTTTTCAATATGGGCAACGCCTGAAGGTTGTGTTGTGCCAACACCAAACTTCCCGGATATGTAGCAACCACCCTCAATGTGCATGGTTTGTACGGGAACTTTCGTACCGATTCCAACACCAACATCGTTTTGGAGAAGAGTTGTTTTGTATACGGTCGGAAGGTATTGTGAGGGAATTTTACCTGTTTCATCTAAAAAGGCAATATTACAACTCGGACTCGTAAATGGATGCTCGCTTCTATTTGGTGTGTAAGGGATATAGACGTTTGAATCCGCTTCTGAGCGCATCATGAGACCATCGCAATATAGCTGCCCAGCAACATGAAGCGTCGCATTCCTATTACACACAGTAGTCCCAATACCTACTTGTGCTCCACCTTGGGCTCGAGATTGTATGCGCATCCATTCGTTTGTTTGGTTTGATCCCACTCGAGCTACAAAGCGGTGTTGGTGAAATCGCGAAGGAACTTGATATTGTATCCCCGATATGTGAGATGATAAACCTTTTACAATGACCTCATTGGGTTGCTTGTATTCTTGTAGAATAATGCTAGGGCAGTTTATGGCCTTTGATTTGATAGCACCCGTTTCAAATACCACGTCTCCGCTCTCAACGTTACAATGGCTCGTTATCAACGTCTCGTTGTTTGCGGAAACAATAAAAGTATGACCCTTAAAGCCTATGGTGTGATCACCGCCTGCCAAGGTCTCATTGTTTTTCATGGCGATGCGCACGGTGTCTTGTAAAGACTCTAACGACATCACATTAGGTTCTTTAGAAAAAACGAAACGGCGAAGACGATTTATATCCATTGTACTTATCATTTCACTCTATTTATTTCTTGCTAGTTTTCTTTGGTGCTTGCTTTGATGGTTTTGACGGCTTGCGACCTTTGTCACCCTTGCGACCTTTGCCACCGTCTTGGCCAACAAGCGATGTAACAGTGGTCTCATATGTATGGGGAATGAAGTCAGCGGACTGCGTTTCTGACATCAATGCCGTTGTCATCATGTTGTTGCCCGCCGAAAAGGGCGCGGGGACGTGCTCAAGGTGTGCCGACGACGCGCTAGATTCCATAACATCGCGCCCGGTTTCAATCATGCCTTGAACGTTGTAAATGCGTGGATCGACCTCGCCACCGCTTTGTGTTCTAGGGGTCATATGCAATTGCTTTCGCAACTTGATGGATATGCTTTTAAGGCACTTTTGTAGTTTTGCGTCTTTCCCGCATTTGTCCACGCACGCCTCAATTTCACCAATTGTCTTTTCAAGCGCTTTTGTTACTTTAATATGCGTCATTCGCAAAGCTGAATCCTATAACTAAGGTAGAACATTTTCTTTGCCTTTCTCTATGCCCGATGGAACGTCTTCCGGAAAGTAGGGCAAATTTAGTTCGTGGATTGAGAAATTACGAAGGATGTCTATCATTCTACGAGTGACCCCTGTAAAGAGCTGAATGTTAGTCTTGAGTACCTCGTGTGGACGCAAGCCATATGTGTGACGCAATCGTAGTGGCACAACAACGTAGAAACTATATAGTGTTTCACGAATGGAATTATTGAGGTCGTGAAATAAGGGCATTGCTTCTTGTATTCGTGATCTCCGTGAAAGCATGTACATGTACGACTTTTGTAGGCGATCCATTTGGAAAATAAGATTTTGAAACCTTGCCTTGTCGTACATTCTTGTAAAACGTAAATCATGTAATATACCCAATAGTGTTTGGTTTTGTTTCAAATATCGAAACCCTAGCTTTGGGATGTGTTGTAAATCAACTATATTCCCTGAATTTTCAATTGGGTAATCAGATGGAATGTCTAGTACTTTGTTTTCTTTATTCTCGATGTCAAGGCTAGATTTCTCCTTCGCGCTTGAAAGGAAGTGATACCCTATTGCCCCCCACAAGGTCAGAATTATTATCAAAGTGAGAACCTTTGAATCGTAGCCCCTCATCAAGAACACGGAAAATGCCAAACCAAAAATGGAAAGGAAAATATACATCTCACGCGAGCCTCTCTGATGGAATCATAGAAAAAGAAAAGTCAAGCTTACACTACGCTGTAGAGTCAATAAAATAGAAAACAAAAGCAAAAAACACAAGCCATAACCCAACGTATAATCGACGGGACGGCATTGTGAATGTTTCAATAAGTTGTCTTTGAAAGTTTGTGGAGCTCATATACGGCTTTTCTGAAAGCAACCGTGAGATGTCTTGTACAATGTCAATGGCGGTCTGAATTGTTCCTCTATAGAGCGCTCGCAATGTCATGTCCGGAACTGGAAGAGGAACAGGAACGGGTTCCTCATCGTTCGTGAGTTTAGACATCACTTCTATCTATATGAACGCATCAAATAATTTCCATCATATCAACTTGGCAAAGCATGTGACGACGGCAACAGTAACGCTCAAGGCCCATTTCATTCAATAGAGCGTTCTTACTAACTCGATCAAATGACTTGTGCTCACGTGCAACTTCTTCACTTTCTTCCTTTGCAGCTTTTGCCTCAAGTTCGCGACACCTCTCTACAAACTTGTCATACTTGTTCGCAAGTGTCTTTCCGCAGCTGAAGCATCGAACAGGGATAATCATTTTGTCAAAGGTTTTAGTTTGGAGTCCTACTACACATACGCATTTTACTTTTTAAGCATCATTTTTTCTCTAGTCAAGGGCCTCTTCATTAGCATCGTCCGCGTCCTCGGACCTTTTTGTAAACTCACCTTCTCCTTCATTCTCCAAAGTTCTGTCAATGTCATACATTGATACTTCGGCTGCCTGTCTACTGTCAAAGTCGTCAAGGATGCGCTTGATACCAAGTCGCTTTGCGTCTTGTGCCTCGGTGATTTGATCGATGCTCAATGACTTGTATGCTTCCAAGTTTGTAACCTTTAGTTTCTCACGTACATTAGCATAATAGTCTAAGATCGTTTTCCGTAGTGGTGTGGATTGGATTGCAAGACGGCCGGACAAGAGCGACAGGCGGTTATCAACAATCATGTTCAACCAACGATAGTCCGTGATTTCAAGGTCGACACCGTTTGACCTTGCAACAAAGGATTTCTTGTCCGCACTTGGCCGACTTGGAATGGACAGGCAAAGAACAACAATATAGTTCAATAGATCTTGAACATTTCCCTCTATGTCCGCAGGTACAACCCATTCACGTAAATAGTTTCTTAAAGTGCTCACAAAAGATATATTGTTCTCGCAAATTGCAACCATCCAATCCCTTCCATTCTTCTTCTCGCGTTCGTATTGAGTGAGGAGTACGTCAAGCCATCTTAGCTTTTGGGAGATGGGTGTGATAAATAGGTGAGTTGTGAAAGTTGTCCATTGTTTTTTATTGTTGGACACCTTTCTTTCTAGAATGCTCATAGTATCGTTGAGGGCCTTCTTCAGGTGAGAAGTTGAAAGGGTTTGTATAGGATCTCTTACAGGTTTCACCTCCGGGTCGAGTGGATGTGCAGTGGTAGATACGCTCCATTCGGGCTCACCAATGAATGCGCAAACCTTATTCCACTGATCTTTGAATAACATATGGGGGACTAGCTTGGCATCATCGGATGGAGTCGAGTCGAGGTCCATTTGTGATACATCACAATCACGAACGTCTCCGTCAAGTGACGGGCGCACATCCACCGGCGTGTTCGCGTTTGCGTTTTGAAGACTTCCAAGATTAGGGATCGCGGCATGGGATGGTCTTGATTTGAAAAAGTGTGCTCGTTTATCCAAGATCACGTCGAGGTTGTGTGATTGTAGATCGGCATATGGTTGAAATGCGGATGAAAGTTGTTGAAGACAACACGCGTTCACCACGGGAAGTACAACGCGCTCGTTGTTGAAGGCTGCATTGGCCATTATCTTTGGCAAATGCTTTATGACATCGACGTACACCTGTAGGTATTTTTGTGGTTGAAGATCTTGTTTTTGAAGTTGTTCTATGGTAACCTCATTCCGAAGCTGAGATCTAGCTACTTCTTTCCATTTATTCTTCCATTCTCCTTTCAATGTCTCTACTTTCTCCTTGAACGTTGCTTGTGTGGTCGTTTTATCGATTTTTTTCACGAATTCCGCCTCATTTTTATAACCATCCAATATTCTCCATAACGACCCGTGTGCATCTCTCTTCAATGAAAATAGCACGCATGTGAGGTAGTTGGCTATTCCCCTTTCATTCGGCTTTCCACTGCTCGTGCTCATTGGGGGTCCGTAGAATGCCCAAACGGGAAGGCATGGAACACAGCTAGGTTGAACTGCGTTGGGATTCCCAATATATAGGTTTTGAAGCTCAATCACCCACCATGTAATTGAAAATATAAACGCATCAATGACAGCCTTTTTATACCCATCTCTCACCTTTTTGTACCCATTTTTCAATCTCATTTCAACCTCTTCATTGGCAACCGCTATGGTAGTAGAATTTTGGTCGAAGAACAATTGAATGTCCTCTAGTGGAATTTCAGGTACCAAGTTATGAAGCTCTTGGTACTGGGTCGCTCGATTTATAGTAGACAAAACAGAAGGCAGTAATAGGTTCATGTCAAGAGGCAACCCCGAAACACTTTGAAGGTCCATCAATAACCGCATGACGTATGATATGACTTCACGTTGACCTTCTGTTACTCCTTGAAGACGTTGCGTGACCTCATCACGAATGACCTCCTCACCGACTAGATCCGAAATGTCGGGCATCCCGCCACTTGCATCGGGTTCATCGCGCGTTTCAATCACATTGTCGTACTCGTGAGTGCTATCACTCTCAATGCTCTGAAGGAGCCCTTCTTCTTCTTGTACATTCATACCGTGAACTTTCATACTGCTCATGCTTGCCTCGATGCGAATAGTTGTATCGTTTTTGACCGAATCATCAAGTTGAGACCACATTTTCACTTTAGTGTGTAACTTCAATAGAGAAGGTTCCAACTCCATTTCCAAAAGACCCTTCAAGAACTCAAGGTGCATTTGTAAACCGTCCTCTTTTCGAATCGAAACTAGAGTCTCTATAACCTCTTCCAATGTCAACTCATTATCTTGAATTTGCTGAATAATATCGTAAATGTCCTTTTTAAGAAGTGCACTTTTATGTAAAATTTCTTCATTTGCCTCGAGCATATCGATGCTCGTTACAGCCTCTTCTTTCATTGTCTTGATGTCTCCCGTGACCGATTCAATACACGATTGTAACCCTTTCCATATTGAAAACACAGACGGAGTAATAATGTCTCGTTTGATTGGTTTCCAAAAATGCTTTGAATTCCTTGCTATTTTTGAAACCTTTTCCTTCGCTTTCAAATTGCTGAGGTGACCGCTTAACCTATCATAGAGTTCTAATTCCATGGATGAAAGGGAAAACCCATGAGTTTGAAAGTGAAGCTCGAGATCATGAATGGTTGTTAGAGCTTGAATAGTATGTAAGACTTGATCAAATTCATACTTTGAGAAATTTGATATTTTTGATCTCCATTTGGAGTCACCGAGGACATTTAACACGTGCTCACTTTGTTCACCTTTCTCAATGTTTGTGTCAAGTTGTGCTTGTGATGAAGCAACGTATTCGTGTAAGAACATGAATGACTTCAATACGGAATCAGGGAACGCTTCTCTTTTCAATACGGCCTTGATCGGCAATGGCAACTGGTCATGCCTTCTCGAAACGTACGTTCGCGTACCATGGCCATCGTCGTTTTCCCCGTCTTGACCGCCTTCACCGTCTCCGTCCCCCGCGTCTCCACCGTCCTCATCTTCCTCATCATCTTCAAAATCATCACGAAGCCCACCAACAAGCAGTTCCATCATTTCCTTTGGCATGATGAAAGGGGGACTAGTTGATTGTTGAAAGCGGTCCGAGTACATTTTCATAATTCTTTGTTTGAATTCGACGTAGCCTTGCTTTCTAATGGTTTTATGAAGTCGAATATAACGCCCAAGTGCCTTGTTATTTTTAGAAATACCGTCGTAAACGGGCATCATATTCTTTGGCATGCTAAATTCGCGTTTGCTTTCCAATTCAAGGGTGTGGACCGTGTTTTTAATGAGGTTTAGCACAATGCGCGCTTTGAGTCTTGCTTGCTTGTCGTTTGGTAACATTTGAAAGAACAAGGTGTACGCGTCTTGGTAAATCTCTTCATCCGTGAAAACAATAAAGAATGTGTCCTTTTCCCATTTAGCTTCGAGGTTGATCCATTCATCAATATCTATGGAAGGTAAGTTACCATCAACATCAGCATTATCATCACCATTATCTTCATCACTTTCCTGAATTTCATCGCTTGTGTCTTGAACGTTGATATCCGGAAGTACATCTATATCTTCATCCGTCGTTATGACAAAATCAGGGTCTCCTTCCATGGCAACAACACCACAGCTCTATCTTTTTTCAAGAGAATATTCGTATGGCAACCTACTCCATCTCATCAGCCTTGCCATTCTCAATTTCTGCATTTTCTGGTACGGGCATTATTTCGTTCACAATTGGCACGTATCCCGTAAACGAATGCCACTCCGATTGATATGCTTCAAATGACTCTATAATTTCAGTAATGCCTTTCTTAAGGAACGACCGGAATATGATGTCAGGAGTTATGTTGTCAGAGTTGTTGTCAGCCGAGCTCGTGAGTGTCATTTTCACGACAACGTTCGGGTCCAAAGGATGCGGGCAATAGTAACCTACAAACTGAAGCTTGTACACCTCTTGAACTTCTTTTCCAGTACGATAGTACTCGTTATGAAAGTGGGATTGTAGAATGTTACCAATTGTATCATCTTCGTGATTGATGATCAACTCCATCGTATTAGGTACATCAGACTCCTTCAAGACAACATCCATGTCTAGGGTTTCAGTAGAAAGGGATGAATAAATACGCTTTAGTTTGCCAATAAGAATGTCATACGTCTTGGATATTAGGTAAGGAACCGTCATACGGCACTCTGTCTCGACTTGGAACATCACGGCAATTGGATCTCCATAGTCGTTTTTAAGATAGGTCCGCTCCTTATCAAGGATTCCTTGAACATTTTGGTCTTGTACTGCTTGTTCGTCCACAATGTTGTAAAACGAACAGAGTGAAACCGGAGCAAACCCGGAGTTCTCACGGGCTGTAGATTTAATAGCGTTCCCGAAAACATGAAGGTGTTCAGTGGGTCGAAGTCGCGTAATTAGTGTAGGTTCTTTCGACCAGATGTCAACGGGAAAGAGTTCGCGAACTTCAGACTTTGTTAGTTCCTTGTTGTTGGAAGACACGCGAAAATCGTGTGTAGTAACATTAATTGTTTGATCCGTTGTGTTTTTCTTATCAAGATCGAATATCATATTACCTTCTTCAAACGTCTCAATCTCTTCTTGAGGAAGGTGGATGGAAATCATACTAAAGCGGTGAAGTAGAATTTCGTTGTGTAGCGGTCCAGTATTGGTTGCTATGGAAAGCGAGGGCTCGCCCTCAAACCCAAATCCAATGTTTGGAATGTCCGTTAGAATGGTACGGCGGAGCCCATTCACAACGGATAGATCCATCCCATGAATTTCGAACAAGGTTCGAAGAGTGGCTTGGTTCTCATGCTCTTTGTAGCGTTGAAACGTTGCCATGTCTACTTACTGCTTGCAACTTATTACTTGTATCAGAGTAATCTCCCTAAACCTATATCAAGAATCATTTTTTGTCACTTGCGTCCATGCGATTTACGTTGTGTTGCGTTGTGCTTCGCGTTGCGTTTAAAGATTCAATGTGAATATCAATTTCATAGTAAAGCAAGTCAATGATATTATTTTACAGTTTGGCATGCAAGCATTGCCAAATGCTTTTGGATAGCGTGAAACGTCTCGACGCGGAGCAAAAAATAAAGCTAGTGAATGTGCATTCTCTCATGACGACCCATCCCTCAATATACAGCTCCATTAAAGCTGTTCCCGCCCTCATGATGCTTCCTAGCAAGGAGGTGCTTTATGGGAAATTAGCATTCGATTATCTTTTACTTCCATCAAGAGGTTTTCTTACGAGTGTATCTGCGAAAGGAACGGATACACCAGGGAGCGGGGCAGGGATGGGAGGGGGTGGCGG